GCTCTACCTATGTTCCGCGCACTTCCGAAGGGCATCCCAGCCCCGACACGGGAGAGCGTAGCTCAGCCGGTAGAGCAACTGACTTTTAATCAGTAGGTCCAGGGTTCGAATCCCTGCGCTCTCACCACCTAACCACCTGAAATCATTGATAAAACCGGCATATTAGCGAGCGCTTGCGTACATCGCAGTTTGCGTATTTTGCTGTCAGTTTGCAAAAATCGTTCTGCGGACGTTCTGGTGGTGCAACTTATGCGGAGCAAAGAAAAACACCGCCGTGGTTAGTGGCGGGGTTTCTGTCTACACAATTAGAATGATCCACTCAACGTGATCGTCGGCCATTCAGTTATGATGGAAACCTTTAATCATATTCCCGATCCACCTTCTGGAGAGGCAGCGGATCTGACATCCTGTTCTTCCATGGCAATTCTCGCAATCTCATGCAGCTTCTCTAGACCGAAATGTATGTCATGCGTTCTGTAGGTGACTGCAAGACTTTCGTACGCCGGTGAACAAGATCGTGTGAGCGCAGACAGGCGGGCGAACAACTTACGGAAGTACTCCCAGCTTTCATTGTTCACAAAGCTGATGCGTTCAAATGGGTTAGCCTTCAAGGAATCTGTGTGTTTCTTGATCTTGTTAGCGATCATGTTGAAAAAATCGTAATCATCGGCTTTCTGAGAATGTTGACCCGAGATGAGGAGGCTGTGTGTTCCGTTCCCCAAGAGCGTAAGATGAACGCCGAATTCTCGTTCGTAATTCATCAGTTCAAGCCGTGCGCGATAAAGCGTCTTGTCGAATTCGTCGTCCGCTAGGCGGAGATTGTGCTGCTGAGTAAGAAGATTTGTCTGGGCTGTTAAAAGAGCGGTAGAAGCGATTGTCTCTTTAACCTGCTCCCTCGCCACCGCGAGTTGCGCGGTCATAACAGCTTGCGTCTCGTTGATTTCATGACGCTGCGATGCGAGTTCAAACGCTTGGATGATGAGGGCTCCCGCCAGGAATATGAATGCGAGTGGTGCGAAAGCACCACCAAGTGAATCTCCGATTTCGTTGACGTTCAGTTTCGATACGCAGTCCTCAAAAAACGTGAGTCCCGTTTTGTTCTTGCATGCATCCGTCAGGCTTAAAATGTGGAGATAATAAGCGACATAAGCAACCCCAATTAGGAATACGAGAGTTACAATCGCCCCGCTGGGTATCTTCATCCACCACGGCTTTGTCGGCAGATCCTGGATCCTAGTTGTCTCTCCTGAAATTCCAATACCCGTCATCCGTTTACCCTTTTAGCCAACCTACTGGTCTCTTTGACATCACGAACCAAAAAGTTGCAAGCCTCCCCGTAACACACCTACAGCCAATTCCATTGCCGCATTCGGTGATTTGGGTGCATGATTAACAAAGAGACCATGCCCAGCGGGCTCTAGGTGTCCGGCCTTCTGGGAGCTGGATTATGCGGCGACAGCCACATTTTTGAGCAGCACATTGTCAAGCAGCTGTTGCAAGCGATCAATTCCGTGAGTGTTGCGGATCTCCATGTCCGGCACCCCGCACCCCGCCTCACTCTCATGACCGCCGGCAATGCCGCCACGACCGACAAGCTGCCAGACCACGCCACCGAGCTTGCGAACCTCGTCGGCCTCATTGGGGAAACGGCAGTCATCCACGACTACGCAGCCACCTGCGGCGATGATGAGATTTACACGGCGCACCCACAACTCAATCCAGAAAGACGGCCCAATGCAGACGCGTCCCCATTGTGTGCCCAAGGTTTGCATTGCATGACGCGGCGTAGCCCCCTGAAGCCAGGCGCATGGCTCTTCCTTCAGTTCGCCTTCAATCTGCGCTTCACTCAAACCTATCGCCCGCAGCATGTCCTTCAACGGCCCTGCAAACTTCACCAGCTGATAGCCGTTCTTTTCGACCAGGTACTTGCTGGCCGTGCTCTTGCCGCTGCCAGCAAGGCCGGTCAGCGCGATGACGGGTGGCAGGATGGCTGTGCTGGCCTTTCCAATCGCCGCGCCGAGTGCACGCAGCTCAGCGGGGACGTTATCATTCGCCGGTACGGCTGTGAGGCAGCCGGTATCTTTGGATGTAATGGTGTCGCCCAGCGTGAAGTTTCTACGAAAGTCTTCCATGGCAGCCTCGTAAACAATTGACGATTTCGCGATTACCGCGTTCATTCGGTTGATCAGGTCGCTCATACCGTCTCCTCAATATTCTTCTTGTTCTCCACCGAAGGCTTCACAACCGGCCTAAACCGCCACGCCGCAAATGGTGGATCCTCTTCACCGAACTGGGGGCAGACACCGCGGTTCACACCCGCCAGGCGGATGCCGGCGTAGTCACCGCCAAGATATGTTCGGCACATGCCCACCCACGTCGCAGTGTAGGTCTCCCCGGCACGAATGCCGAGGTATTGCTCTGGGAGGGTGGTATCGTCGATGCAGACGACTTCGTCGCCGGATTTGATGGTCATGTGGCCTCCGGTTTCGCTGCATAGTCCAGTACGGCGCAGACGTGCTGAGCGAATTGATACCACTCGCGCAAACCAAGACCATTTGGCCGGTCAATTTCTCGCGTCCTTAATGAAGATTCGCCATCGTAAATGCGCCCGATATTCATGTCGTCGAATGACCATCGCCACATTATGCCGCCTCCTTCATCTCAGCCCGTTCGCGGATCGCGCCCATGATGTCCTTCACGGTCGTCCACGGCACGACGACGGTGCGGGTACACTCCTCGCCGTCTGCGTCACGATCTTCGACGCCAAAGCTGAACTCGCCGATGTACGCCGCCTTGGTCGCGCCGCTCGGCGCCAGCGCCTCCTGCAATCGCTCGACCTTCCCCCGCAAATGCGCCAGAGAAAGATCGTGGAAGCACTCGTTGGTGAACTCCGGCGCCACATCAAGCGGGATGGCGTAGCTGTCGCGCTCCTTCGGCGTGTACCTCTCCTTGATAGGAATGCCGTGGCTGGTGAACTCTTCGGCGAGCCACCGCCCCGCCTTGTTTCGAATGCCGGTGTAGCCTTTGTGGCCTGGGCATTCGTACAGGTCTCGTTTCAGAAGCACGTACAGGGTCATGCCACCCTCCCCGCCGTCAACGCATCAAACGTCGCCAGGAACTCCAGCTCCGCTTCCTCCGGTGACCAGTACCGCAGCTTCACGCCCAGCGGCCTATCGTGCTTGGCGCGCCACGGCATGTCACGCAGGTTAACCAGTTCGTCGGCGATAATGCGGTTGTCCGCATCATGTACCTCGCGTGGCAACTCCCGGTCCAGCTGAAACCGGGCCGCGATAGCCAGCCAGTTGTCCTGCTCGATGGCTCGGTAGTTCGTCAGGTACGGCTTCAGCGGCCGCGGAATGTCCACGCAGTAGGCTTCAGGTGCATCATGCATAAGGCCAGCCAAAGCGACCTCAGGCGCGCGTGTCGCCGCGAGGTGACGTGCGATAAGGACAGAGTGCTCGGCGACGCTATAGAACTTGATGCAGTGACCTGCGTAGCGGCATTGCAGGCTCAGCGAGTGCGCGATGTCCTCGATGTAGATTTCGTGCGGGCGCGGGTCCATCGGCCAGTATTTGCGGCCTGTGAAGGTCTGCATGAAGTCGCCGACGCGGGATGGCATGTTATCGTTGGCGGCCACGTACTTGTCCAGCGGGCCGAAGGTGGTTGGGGCGAGTTCTGCCGGTACGGCTTCTTCTCTTCGCATGAACATCACGCACCCTCCTTCAATTCACGAATTGTCGGACCTTTGATCTCGATCGTTGAGACCGGACCTCCGGCCACATCGTCATCAAAAACGCCGATAACAAGCCTGCCTGTGTACCAAGCCAGTGTATCGAAGTTGCTCCGACCACGTAGCAACAGAGGACCGTCCTCATGCTGATGATGCCCGTGCACAACGTGAAGGTCGCCGTAGCCGTCTTCGGCGCCGTCTGGGTAAAGCATCCACGTATTCTTTTGGGCGTCCTGCTCGTCGAGCGGCACGCCGTCCTGAACGCCAGCATGCACAAAGACGCGCTTGCCATCATTGTGGGTGATTGGAAGGCCAGCCATCCACTGTAGATGGGCAAGCTCTACAACGCTGACATCAATAGCCGCGCCCACCTCGTGCCCGTAGGACATCAGCGTTGCGCCGCCGCCGTTTGGAATCCACCACGAGCTTGCCAGACCGGGGGCGTAGCACGCCGCCATCATGATTTCTTCGTGGTTTCCTTGCAGGCAAATCCACTTCCATCGAGACGGATCGGTGGGCCCAGCCATCAGCGTCTCAATAACCTGCCGGCTTGCCGGACCGCGATCGACGTAGTCGCCAGTAAATACAATCGTCCCGCCGCTATGGCTGGATTGCTCAATACGCTTGATTGCGGCGACAAGCAGATCATGTCTGCCGTGAAGGTCCGCTATAATGAATGTTTTGGTCAACTGTTTCTCCTCAGTGGTGTGGTGGTTGACCTCCAGTTGGTGGCTGGCGGCCATGGTGCAGTTGGGTGTCAATTTAATTTTTTATACGAAATTGAAATATTTAAATGGAAAACCTTTAATTCAGTATAGTAATATTAGTTATTGAGTTTTCAATGACTTATACCATAATATTAAAGAAAGAACATAAAGATGAATATACTAATCCGTGAATTCCTACGAACATTATTGCTGTTTGTGCTTGATGAAGTTTGGGAGATGATTAAGCGTTGGTGGGATGGCGATTAAGCCACCCCACCCCGCTTAAGTTGCTCGTTATCATTCGCAGCCGCATATCGCCCGGCTACCATCTCCGGACGCAGCGTGGAGCGCGCCACTTCGCCATATCGGCGCGAGTATGTGATGACCTTGGCAGACCGACCCGACAGCCAACCGCCGCCAGCGGCATAAGCATCCGGCGCGGCAAGCGTTTCGTGGCGCTCGACATACATCAGCGCGGACTTGCGGCCCTCATCGCTGTGCAGGTGGCCGGCATGAGCGAAGGCATATTTCGAAGCGCCGAACATCTCGCGGAACATACCAGCCAGCGTCGCATCGACCTGAGCCACGCCGCGCTTGTGTCCGTGATGGTAGAACAGCGCCGTGTCGCCCCACTTGTAGGCGTAGTAGAGCATCGGGCTGGTATCGACGGTTACTCTCGGCTCATTCTCATAGATCGTGGCCAACAACTCGCGCACCCATACCGATGAGGCCGGATCGTGATTGCCAGAAGCCATGACGATGTGAACGTGCTTGTGCTTCTGTAGAAGCATGTCGATGACAAGGCGCAATGTGCGGATAACGACGCGAACAACCTTATGCAGGCGAGAATCGGCATCAAGGACGTGCTTGTGCGCAGGTGTGACACTCTCGAGAGCGTCATGGTGTAAAAGGTCGCCGAGCTGCGCGAGAACGGCCGTGTGCGCCTGCGGAGCGCCTGCCACAGCGGCGGCGAACCAATCCAGCAACAACTGCTCTGCCAGCCTTAGATCGTAGTCCGCGCCGGTTTCCTCACGATGCGCCAACATACCGAAATGGCTGTCGGTCACAACGAACTGGTTGAGCAAATCTTCTTCGACGTGCTGCGGCGCGGGCATGATGGTAATGCGCGGCAGGTCTTCCTTGAGGCCGTCGACCATCGCCTTGAAAACGGCAAGCTGGCCCTCCGCTTCCACAGCCGTCTTTTGCCACTGCTGGATAACGCGCCCCTCACCATCGACGAGGGCCGACACGCCTTTGACCACGTGGCCATTGGGGATGGCGAATTTTTCGCCGCGCTCCGGAGCCTGCTGAATGAATGTGCCGCTCGGCGTGTTGCTGATGCGGCTGATGCGGAATCCTGGGAGGACAGGATCTGTGCCAAGCAGGCCAGCCTCAGCTGCCCGTTTGAGGCTTTCAGCAAGCGCCGACTTGCCGATACCAAGTGCTGCGGCCGCTTTGATCAGCGTGCCGTGCTCTCGGTAGGCGTAGGCTCTTCGGCGGAGTTCTTCGGTGGGTAGAGGCATGCAGTCTCCTCGATGTGGTGGTGCTTTTGGTGAAAAAGCAAGCTGGTTAGGCCGATAATCAAGCTAAACTGTTTTTACAAATTTGTCAAGAATCAGTGAGTAATGTATGGGTATGCGACTTGCTGTTTATGTACAAAGATACCGCACGAAAAATTCCAGCCGAGTGTTTCATGTGCTAACAAGCAATGCCCACTAGCGAAAGGAAGCTAGGTGAAGACGGAATACTGTACTCGGACGCAGTCAAGCGATTCAGCACCAAAGCCAAAAGTTGGAGAGATTCGTGCGCTGACTGGCCTGCGAGGCGTTGCGGCTACAGATGTTGCGCTGCTCCATATCGGTGGCGTTGCACCGTTAAGTTTATTTGCATTCCACAATCAGGCCGTCGATATCTTCTTTTGTTTAAGCGGTTTCACGCTATCTCTCGCCTATCGTATAGAATCGGCTCGGCATTTGAATTGGAAAGCTTTTTTTGCTGCTAGGTTTGCGAGGGTCTATCCGCTTTGTGCAATAGCGCTGATTTTATGTACGATTTATAGCGCTTTTTGGAACTTAAACAATTTTTCGGCCTATGGACCAATAGAATTCATTGGTGACTTCGTGCGCCAACTGCTCATGATAAATGCCCTTCCTGTAATCGGTTCCAGCGTTCACTGGATAGCGCCGATGTGGTCGCTCTCAATTGAGGCATTTTGCTATGTTGCAATTTTCCCCATCTTGTTCGCCATAACAATGCCAGCTGGATCTTTGAGCCCAAAATGGCGTTTGGCAATTATTCTTATGCTCAGCGGTTTCACCTACGCATTCTATGTACTTTTCATGAATCCGGGGGTTTATTCACATCTTGTTCCGCCGGCAACAGGGCCTTGGATACATTGGGTCGCGATAGTGCGGGGAATCTGCATGTTCACCTGTGGCTGGCTGGTTTATACCCTCTATACCAATGCACCCGCAATTTTGAATGGCGCAATCGAGATGGTTGACATTGTAGTGTTTGTCGCTGCGCTTATTCTAGTTGGCCGGATGTTTGGTGTGGTTGATGTCGCCCTCATCGTACCCTTAGCGCCCTTTTTAGTTCTTGGCATTTCCAGCGGAGATTCCCTGACATCCCGAATTCTATCAGGTAACACACTGCATTATCTCGGGAAAATTTCCTATTCTCTCTACATCCTGCATTGGCCTGTAAAAGAATTATACGACTTGCTGGGTGGCAGCTCACAGCCAGAAATAAGGCTCGCCGCAATATTTATCGCATCGTTGGCCTTATCTGGCTTATCATATTCATATTTAGAAACGCCAATGCGAATATTTTTGTTTAAAAAAATCACGCAAAAACTTAGCAAGCATGGCTAAGCCACGCACGTTTCCAACTACTCGCCGCCCTGTATAGTCCGATGCAAGACTCCGCTTGACTCCTCTCTAAAATGAGAACATTTGTAGAACAGACGAGGAGTACGCAACATGGCCGATGAAGAAAAAATCATCGTAGTGCAGTTCAAAAACAGCCGTGGCGGTGTTGTGCCGGGTGAAATGAGACCCGCAACCAGCCAAGCATCCGCGGAAAAAATGGCAGGCGCAATGGCATCGCGCCACATCGGCGTGGCGGCGTACGCTGTCACTGTAGATGATGAAAGTGGCGCTATGGCCAACCCGCGCCTGCTAGTTTCACATGGGCAGATTTCGGACTTGATGCCAGACTGATTTACCGGCGCGCGGGCGCGCGCCTTTTCATGACAAGGGAAGCTTTGCGGCTCTGAAAAAGGAGAATGAGGACGTGCGCCCAGAATTCCAAAGGTCGGAAGTTGATCCGGTAGACCACATCATCGCATGGCATGATGGCGATAGTCGCGCCGCCATTGAGACGCTCATGGGGGACATTCTGCATCTGAAGATGCAACTCGCTCTGGCGACGGCTGCGATGGGCACGGGATTTACGAGAGGATGGAAGCCGGACGCTGATCGAGATGCCAGGTAAAGGAGTTTATTTGCTGTCGGATTACGGCGGCGAGCCTGTGGGAGTTTTATGCGAGGACTGCGAGCTTCTCAAATTCATCTGCACTGCTGAACTAATGATCGAGTTTGGCGACTTACAAATGCCGACTTTGCTCGAAAAAATTTCGCAGGAGGTCCTCAAGTGCCCAAAGCCGATGAAGGGTTTCTCGGGACGATGCAGGCTCCGATACCACACTCGCTCCGGCAGCATTATGGAAGCATTGAAACAAGCGCCGCCTTCGCCCGTTAAGGTCAAGGAAATACGGAACTGGGAGATTGTCGTTGCCAAGTGCAACTACTGCGGTCACGTTTCGAATATCCAGCATTGGCAGCTGAACTGCGTGGCTAAAACCGATACCACCGTCGACGATATTGCCAAGCGGCTAAAGTGCAAAAGGTGCAACACCAAGGGTGACGTCAAAATCACCATAGCCAAGATGCCGAGGTGAGCATGTGTAATTTGTACCGTGTGAAGACCAATCAGGAATCTATCCGCGACATCGTGGGCATCATGCAGGAGCGGCTTAATCTGGAGCCAGACATTGAGGTCTATCCAGATCGGCCGGCGCCGGTGGTGCGCAACGGTGAGAGCGGCCGGGAGTTGGTCGGCCTGACGTGGGGTATGCCCTCGCCGCAGTTCGTCACGCAAGGCAAGCCTGACACCGGCGTGACCAACATCCGCAACGTCACGTCACCGCATTGGCGGCGGTGGCTTCGGGTAGAGAACCGGTGCGTGGTTCCGTGGACGACCTTTTGCGAATGGGAAGATACCAAACCCCGGAAGACGAAGCGCTGGTTTGCTATCAACGAGGAAACGCCCCTCGCCTTCTTCGCCGGCATCTGGACGGACTGGCATGGCGTTCGGGGATCTACGAAGAACCCGCGCGAAGGCGATCATCAGCTTTTTGCATTCCTGACGACCGACCCTAACGGCATTGTGAAGCCGATCCACCCGAAGGCTATGCCGGTCATTCTGACAAATAAGGATGAAGTGGAAACATGGCTGACCGCACCATGGGAAGAAGCGAAAGCGCTTCAGCGGCCACTGCCTGATGACGGCCTGGTGCTACTGCCTGTTGAGGAGGAGAGCAAGCCAGCCGATCTTTTTGGATGAGGGAGGAGAGAATGCTTCTGAAACCCAACGTGCTTGAAGAACGTGGCATAAGCGTAACTGACCAGCCAGCCGACGGTGATTACATGGACGTCGACCAAGTGGAGCTATCCACTATCGATCGGCGTCTCATTGATAAGGCGTTGGCCATACCAGATTTTAAAGAGGTCTACGCCTATGCAGGGCCGGAGAGGTTTTGGGCCGATCCTGACCGGACATCTGGCGCATCCATTCAGATGCTTTACAGCGATGACCTCAAGCAAGCCCTGATTCTCTATTTAGACCCTGCCCTGTCAGATGTGGTTATCGGTTCCGTTTCAGCGGACGATCCTGCCGAAGCTCTGCATGAGTGGTCGATACAGTATCACGCCCGTGGGGGATCCCCGGTGATTGGTGCGGATGCGCCGCCAGAAGTTTGAAGGTAGGAATAATGAGCGACCAATCCAAAAATAGCGACGGCATTCACGAGAATCACTATTGCGAGCATCCTGGCTGCAAGAAATGGGGCGGCTTCGGGTATTCTCGATCGAAGGCCGAGAAATCCACCTGGCATTGCTGGGCGCATTATCCGCATAAGGAGACACTACAATGATAACCCGCATTTCCCGCCAGAAGAACGCGGAACAACGGTTGGCAATGGCCCTTCGCCAGTTAAACGATGCGATCAAAGAAGTTCACAAGACAGGCCTCGACGTCGATATCAGCACCCTGACGATGCATACATCTCGTGGCCCAATGACGCAGGTAAATTTAAAGACGTTCAGAGCTGAAGGTGCGCCGCCGGTGCTGCGTGTGGTGGAATAGCTAATTTGTTCGGAACCGAGTTTAAGGTCGCGAGTTTTTAAGGTCGGACGGACCCTTTCCCCCCCTCCGCCCATTGCTCCTAGTGCCCTTTAGTTGGCACTATTAGAACCCTCCCCGCCGGAGGGTTTCTTTTTGTCTGCCCTTTACCAGCCGTTTACATTGCTATGGCACGCTGAAGCCAAGCGCGAAATGTGTTCAGTACGCGCGGTTTTTCCCAACTAGCCCGCCACACTCGGCGGGTTTTGTTTTGCTCTCGCAACAAATAAAAAACCCGCCTACCTCTCGGCAAGCGGGCTAAATTAGGAAGCCCGCGTCGCGCGCGGCTTTGATTGATTTTCGACGATGCGATCCACGCGCAACGTCATCTTGTCGACGGCGTCCTTCACGGCGCCGATGGCGCCCATGATCTGCTCAGTCTGTTCGCGAAGGCCGGACTTTGAGACGTAGGTTTCCGCCACATGCAGGCGGTGAGCCGCGAGCTCTTCCCTCGCAAGGGACGCCATTGCCGAAGCCGCAGATGCGGCGCCAGACGCCTCCATCTTTGCGGCACTGATCTTCGCGTCGACGTACTTCCAGAGACCGAAGAGGAAACCGAACAGCAGCACGAAGAACCCGCCGACAGCCATGATCTCGGGGCCGGTCATGGCTTCACCCCGCACAGCTCGTGAAGCTTTGTGTTTTCAATGAGGATTTGCCGCTGCGTTTCCGGCGTCATGGTATCGTCCGTTGACGGCCGCACCGGTCGCGCGATGTCGCAGTAATTACCGCTTGTCGCGCATCCACTGAGTAAGACGACGATCAACATCATTGTCGCCAAGATTTTTGATTTCATGCTCGACGTCCCCGGCCTTCTTGATAGCCTTGGCATTCGCCGCAGCCTGCTCGTCCTTCGCCGCGGTGCGCCCTGCCCGCTGGCCATACAAAAAGACGCCCGCGAGGATCGCGAGCGCCGTGCCCATTGCGGCTAGGTAGCCTTTAAGCTTGGCGATGATCATCAAACCACCACCTCCTTGCCGCGCCAGCTATTCCACCGGCGTGCGATCACGTCGCGGTTGCGATAGGCGACATAGCCGACAACCGCCACAAGCACGCCTGCGGCGATCCAGCCCCATGGAAGGCCCGCGGTGAAGGCAAGCATTCCAGAACCGGCCGCAGAGCTTGCGCCCTTTGCCACCACGTCCTTGGCCGCGCCTGCGTCGCGACGAAGCTGTGCGATGGTGGCAGGACCGATGATGCCGTCGGCGACAAGGTGCGGGTGTGCCTTCTGATAGGCGATTACGGCAGCCTTGGTCTTTTCACCCATCCAACCGTCGATAGCGCCGGGATTGAGGCCAGCAGTCGTGAGCAGCTCCTGCGCTTCCTTCACAACTGGATCCGGTGGCACCGGCGGAGCCGCCGTCACGTCTTTCGTCACGCCAACGCCGGTATAGAAGCCCTTCTCGAATAGAAGCGCCTCTTCCTTGCGGCGGCGTACGAGGCCGGGCAGTTTCTTGCCTTTCGCAGTGTTGTAATTGCTTGCGAGATGAGCGGCGGCCTTCTTGATCTGGCCCTTGCGCCACAGCTCAGCCCACGTCCAGTTCATCGCGCCGACGCCGAGATTGAACGTCACAGATGCAGCAGCGTCCAGCTCATGCTGTTTGCGATTCTCGGGCGAACCAGCAACGACTGCAGGCACGTACTCGGCAGCAAGAACAGCGTCGAGGATAACATCGCTCTGCGCTGCGGTGATCTTGGTCTTTCCTGGCACAAGCTTCGCAATGCCGATTTTTGCGAGCTCACGACGAACGGAATCGCTGCCCATTGTGAAGCCCGTACCGATCGTCGGAATGCCGACTGGGTCGAGATAGCAGGTAAGTGGATTGCCCTCGTGCAGGCGCACAAAAGCCCTCCCCTGTGTGGAGATTTTGGTGATTGGCATTTGGGAGTCCTTATGGGTGCCGGGTTACGCTACCGGCCAAGCGATGATCACTACGCAGATGGCGCGAGGATTTCCGTTGCGCGTTCGGCGCCGAAAAGTGTTGTGGCGATCTGCAGCAGGAGCGGCCACAGCTCATGGTCACTGCGGTATGAGTTGGCACTTTCGAAGATTTTGCGGGTGCGGATTGGTTGGGTTTCCATAGAGGAAAGCACCTGCGCAACCTCGCCGCCATTGCCATCTTCGCCACCGTCGAGACGCGTCCAGAAATCGACGGCATAAACGGTAGTGACCGGGTCTGTCACAACAGGAGCTTGAAACTCGCCGCCCACCAAAAGCCAGCCGAGTTGCGGTACCGGTTCGCCGGCTTCAACCTCGATCAGCTCGAATTGAGACGGCAGCGAAAGCATGGACACATCGGCGCTGATGCAAACCGCAACCCCGTTCACGACAGCTACCTTGGTCGTTCCCGATGTGTCAGCACCAGCCGCAAACTCGTAAAATAGCCAGCTCCATGCGTAGAGGTCTGCGCCATCTGACTGTCGCTGCCAGAACAAGGCGTTGACAGGCATACCGAACGGTATTTCGTCGGGAACATAGCTTTCCCATACACCGCGATTTTTCATGAGATTACCCTTAAACCTGCGCTACAGTTACCCAATTCCCGCTAACGTCTGTTTGCTGGACGGCGCGATAGGCAACTTCTCGGGCGGCGTAGATGCCATCCGACCTAATTGCCGTAAGGAATGATCCTGACGGAGCTATTGTCCACTGATCAATAACGGTCGTAGCGACACCCTGAGCGCCAAGACGAACTTGCCTGGCTGCGGACGGGACCACATCCATAACCGTTCGTGCTTGCGCCGCCGTGAGGTCCTGCACATCGCCCGTTCCCGTGGCAACACGCCCTTTGATTGTGGCCGTGGCTACGTTAGACAGCAGCGCGTTCGTAACAACGCTATTCGGTGCTGCCTTCAAGACTTTTCCGCTTGTCCCACTGGAAACAACCAGACCATTATCTACCGATGAAGCAGGGCCGGTAACATTGCCTTCAGTGAGGTCCCAAGCGCCCCAAGTCCAGTCAACGCTTGCACTGGCCCGGTTGCCAACTCGCTTGTACGTAACCCCGGTTGTTGTCCGCCAGATTTGGGTGACATGCGTCGAGTATCGCGGGTAAATTTCGACATAACCTGCATGGGTCGCGGGGTTCCCAAGCGGGCCACTCGCATAGCTGCCGGTCGTGGTGTACACACCGCCGACAGTCAGAGTGTTGAAATCGCCGTCCGTTAGTCCAACGCCAGCCGCCGAGGGTGTTGGTATCGTCCCACCAAAGACAGGACCAAGTGAGGCCAACGCCTCAAGCGTGGTGAGCGCCTTGGTCAGAAAACCGCTCGTACCGCTGAAACCAACGAAGGAGTTGGCAACCACCGCTGCGCCGGGACCGGAAAGGTCGCCGTCCATGCGCTTCCATGAACCCCATGAGTTGGCGTTTCTGGCTCGACGCCATACGTTGCCATTGGACGCTCTTATGTATTTCTGTATCGCCCCCGTAGTGGTGCTGTACATGCCGACTGAGAGCATACCTGCTGCCGCTTCGGGAATGCCTGCAGTTCCAGACGTCACGGCATAGTTGCCATTTGTCAGGACCGTATCCGCGTCCGCGATTGCTGGCGACAATTCCCGCAGCCGTGTCGGCAACTGCCCGTTCGGGACTTCCCCCAAGGTACCGTATGCGGCCGAGCTATTGAGAGCGGCAATCAGCGACTTTCCGAGTGGAGATAGATCAGCAAGAGCTGCCGAGCCATTCTCATCAATCGTCAAGGCTTTGTTCGGCACGGCGGTGAGCTGCGATAAACCGTAAAGAATACCACCAGACAAAGAACCGAGAACCCTTCGCATAGCCTCAACGGCTATGACGTCGGGGCTGGTCAGTTCGATCTTGTAAGCCGCATTCGTTTGCGCTGGACCTGGCCAATTATCCTCAAGGGTCAACTGCGTGTTGCTGTCGACCGAAGCGATGATGATTGGCCGTCCGACATGAATGCCAAACTTGTCACCAGCCTTGATTGCCGTCAGTCCACCGACGACAGAAAGCCAGTTCGTGCCGGTACCGGTCACAGTCTTGGAGTTGACTGCAACCGTCGCCGTACCGGTGTTGTAGTAAGCAACGCCCGCCATTATTCGGTTTCTCCGTCGATGGTATCGCCGTCACCGCGCGCAACACGCAGATCGGCTTCGAGGCCGGTGATTTTATCGAGAAGCACTTTGTTCTCTGCATTCTGCATAGCGAGGTGCTGAGCGAGAAACAGATTGCGCTGTTTGAAGAACTCTTCGCGCGCGTTCGCTTCTTGCAGAGCGACCAGAGGGTCAATCTGCATGGTGTTGCCGGTTGTCATGGGATTTCCTTAGCGCTTGAAGGTGGATGCTATCAAAATCGTCCTATCCACCGAACCGATGAACGGACCGCCAGAAACGGTGACTCTGAACGTAGTGGAAGATTGACCGGACGCAGGCGTATAGAGAACGATATCGCTCCCAACGTAGCGGAACCCGCTGGCATCATCCGTCGAGTTGAAGATGCAGAAGTTGCTCACTTCGCCACCGTTGGTGATGTTTTGCGTAACGATCTGGGACTTTCCGTTGACCGTTCCGCCAGATATCAGCTTGCTAACTATATCAAGGCGCACAGTCGGAGATCCTTGGCCGTGACTCACCGTGACATCAAACGTACCAGTGCCAGTTCTCGCGTTGGCGTCGACCCTCGTGATTGCGCCTGGCTCGATGTTAGAGGTTCCAACCTGAAGGTTGCCAACAATGGCGTTCTCAATGTTGACATTTCCCAACTCACCAGACAGCGCCGAAAGGCTGTTGACGCGGACGTCATCCAGGTAAAGCACGCCGCCCTGATAGACGAAGGGTCGCTTCAGGGAAGACGGGTCAGTCCCGAACATCAGGATTTGGTCGGCCTGCATCAGGATGCGCGTTGGCAATGAAGGACTGGAAGGAGCATCCATCATAAATGATGCTGCTCTTGTCGAGCCGTCATTAACTACGGTCACGATGCTAAAACGCGCATCGTATCCCGCTGGGCCTGCACTGGCCTCCCATTTCACTCTAACTTGGGCAGAATTGCCGCCCAGTGCCGCCGTTAGCGTGTCTGTCCGCGTTGCCAGTGCAGATGTTGCATTGGCGACCACAAGTATGTCCGAAGACAAACTTGCCGTCGCGGCGCCAAACTCAACCTCAATCTCGTCCACCCTGCCTGCGAGCGCTTGATTGGCGTCAGCAACGGCTATGACCTGGCTAGTGAGACTTGCGATAGACCCGTTAAAGGATACGCCAAGTTCTTCAACTTTGAGCGCAACAGCGGATGTTGCGCTGACGGCAACCTCGATCTTCTCGTTATAATCAGCGCGAGCGTCGCCAAGCGCCAAAGAAAGACTGCGGCGGATGGACTCGCTGTGCTCCATGCCAGCGGCGGACATTTCCAACTGCGCAGCGATCAGACCCTGAATTTTGTCTTTTGCTGACCTAGCGCTATCGTTCAGCCATGCGAGGCCTTGTTCAATACCACTCAGATCAATGTCGACATAAACATCAAGGTCGGAAAGCAGCACGTTCGGCGTAGTGACCGGGATAAATCCCGACCACAAAACCGGCCTGTCGCCACCTGGTATGTAGCGACCACGAGCAACATAACTCTCGTTCGGCAGAAGGCTCTGCGAGATCAGCATTGAGCCGACTTGCGGCTGGTCGGTACGGCCCTCGCTTACCTTTTCAAGCGTGGCTTGAAGCCGGACCTCATACTCAATGCCAATGACATCATCGAGGCGACCGTCGCTATTATCCCACGTCAGCCGGATGGCAGGTCGCCTATCGTCACCCGCCGCGTCTTTGATTGTGGCCGGTTCAGCGAACCAGTCGACAATCGCCTGCGGCGTCGGTCGAATGACCCCAATCTGCCCGTCAACAGGAGGCTTGAAATCGGCGTTCGTGTTCCAGTCGTAATCGGCTGGATCAACCTCAGTGATGTCGACCATCACATCGAGGTTGGCGCGATCGGCCACGCCATCGAGGCGCATGAGCTTGGCGACGTAGCCGTTACGCTCTGACGTCCACGAGAACACCGTCCCCGGCGTCGCGTAGGCCCAGAAGCGCGGAGGCAGTACAATCGTGTGCCTGCGGAAGCGTCGGGCCTCTTCGAGCGCCGACCTCATCAGCCGCTGCACCTGCTCCGCATACGGAACAAAGTTCAAATCGACGTCGGCCATAAGACGACGGTTACCGTCGATCGCTTCAAGGTCAGTCCGATAGAGCGGCGGCGCAGTCTTTGATACCCAGCCGTCTTGCGGAGAAGGATAGTTAGCCGAAACACCGTTGATAGTGTCTGCCAAACCAAGGAACGGCGTGAATTCCTGCTCTTCAGTGGACAGGATATCATCGTCGGTGAATGCAATAACAGGAGCATCCGGAGCACCAGAATGCAGGTAGTAGACGCCACCAACTTCCGAAATCTTGCCTTGGCAGGCCGTGAGCAACGCCTCAACAGCAGACGTCAGCGGAGCCTCGACCTGGACTTCGCCGCCGCTTCGGTAGGTGTTTACCCATCCAGTCGATTCTAGCGTACCGGCGCGGTGCTTTTCGATCTGGGCAATCCACGCCAAAGCAGGAAGGCGCGCCGCCGCCATGTTCTGCAGGCCGTAGAACCATTGGCCGTTATAGGTTATGCCGCGCAGCAGATTGTAAATCTGTACCGCTGGCAGGAAGTCGCCATCCCCACCCCAAGTTGCCGGATCGGCATAGCGATGAATGCCGACGCCGCCGACAGTGCTGTCGCGCGACGGGTCATAAAGGCGCATGCCTTCAAGGACAAACTTGAAGGACGGCACACCCGAGAACATGTTCTTCGACACGCGCGCCGTGACGATAGCGTAAGCAACTCCTCGCCCGATGCGATCGGGGTTCCACCATCTGTTGCCATTCGATACCGACGTGAACAGGAAGCTATCAGCCGTCGTCTGCGTGCCGTCGTAGAACTTGACCCAGAGGCTGTCCGGATATTCGTTGACGGCATAGCCGCGATCCGTCAGCCCGCCGAGCGTTACGCGCTCGCCATTGACCCAGACTTCAGCAAGGCCACGGATCGGCATATCCGACAGCGCAATGACCTGCGTCAGGTAGGCGTTCGGCGTGTCGCCATCCTGTCCCCACGTGTTGACAAAAACAAGCGAGCCAGCTGTGGCAGTACGACCGAGGATAAAGGAGCGCGAGATATCGCCTCCGCCTTGCAGTGTGCCGTTGATGGAGAAAATCGGGTCTTTGGTTTTGCCAGCGAGCGACTGGGCGAGCAGGCTGACGCCGACGCCTACAGCCGTTTTTAGCAGGAAAGAGCCTACAACACCGAGGCCGCCAATAAAGGTCGACACAGCGGAGAACGCCGCTGCGACCGCGCTGAAAAATGGCATAGTTACCTCAGATTTTCTTGATGTGTCTTACGTCCGACCGGGCATACCCAAGGCCACGCAACGCTCTCGTCATGGCTTCCGGCCTAATGCCCTCCTGCGCGGACATCTGGCAGAATTGGCAGCCCGCCTCTTTTGCCCACCGCTCGTATTCCGTCACGAAGGTATTCAGAGCGCCATTTCGAGTAGCTGGAGTTGCCCATATCAGGAACTCGTCGGCCACCCTTACCGGTGCTATTTGGCTGACGCCGTACTGAGCCATAAACATCGCACTGACGGGGCTTCCCGACACCAGGCAGAGCTTATTGTTACCGGAGATGAAGTCTGCCACCGTTACGCTGAAATGCTCGGCGCTGAACGGGAATGGAAAGTCGTGCGACTTATGGAATTGCTTGGCCAAGGCAACAATTGCGGGGATATCCCTGACAGACGCTCGCCTGACGTCCATCAGAAGATTCCTAAAAACTTTTTCCGCTTCGGCTGCGTCGCGACCTTGCCCTTTTCAGAGCCCCAGAAGAACTCCCACTCGGACGAGGTGTCAGCATCGGTGTAGAATGCATCACCGGCCTGTCGCAGCACCTGTGTGGCGTGGCTTCGTGTTGACGGATTGGAGCGTGTCATCTCCTGCGTGTGGCTGGCGCAAACCATCGTCACGCTTCCCTCTTCGTTCTCAGAGGGTGTGTTGATCGTAATGGTATCGACGAAGCCAACAAAGCGGCATTCGGCCGGCGCGACCATCTGCCGACTGTCCGGATCAAATAGGCCTCGGTAAATCTCGACACGTGCCTGCTTGCAATCGTACTGCCGTACCAGCGTCTGGACGTGCTCGCTCACCTGTGACAGGCGGATGTTGACGTTCTGAACCGACAGGTTGGCAACCAGAGGAATGTCATCGATCTGAACAAGAGTGCCGGAGCCATACCAGTCACGCGTAACCGGCAGGCCCGTATCCGGGTGCACGATGGCTGCCGACACATTGCCGACGTCCGACCACATGCCATCGGTGACCGGCGCACCAGTTGCTCGGTCACGCGCGACAAACCAGAGGAAGTCACGCGCCACCAGCTGCCGCGCCTCAAGCGCAGCAAGGTTTTCTGCTGAGATGTTTCTCATGATACCCCTTAGCGGGCTTCAATCGCCTGAAACGTGACCGTGCCGCGACCCGTTGCCATGTCGGCAGTTGTGGAAATTGAGCCAGGCACGATCGCCATGATGCAGGAAGGCTTGACCAGCGTAGCGGCGACAGGCGCCACCACCCCCGGCCACAGATGCGGGCGAACCTCAAACTGCGTTGTCACGCCGCTGCCACTGGCCGTCACGGGTTCCATGACCATGTGCAGGTCTTTGTCGCCGATCTGGATGTAATCGCCGACTGAGACCTTGTAGCCAGCTGGCAGGCCCGAGAGAGAAATAGCCTTGCGGTTACTCGCAATCGTGGCCACCTGCCCCACGCCACTGAACGCACCGCCGGTTGGCCAGCTGCCGTTCGGATAGGCAACCGGAAAACATCGCGATTTCGGGAAGGCGCGGAAGGTCTTAAGCCCGTTTTCCAAGCTCGTGAGTCGCGCACGCCAATAGTCAAGTTCGTTCGGCTTCATCGAGCGCGACTGCGCCGTCATCTGCCAGAGCGGAGAGCCAAGGTCTTTGACGACGGTCTGCCCCCCTGCCGTGCGCGACTGTTCTTGCCGCCAAAGCAACTGAAAGTCGGTCGACCAGCCTGGGAACTCGTCGAAAAACGAAGTTGGGAGCGGGTATGTGATTGTCATTGTGGATTCCGCCGTTTGGGGACGCAAAGGAACAAAGGCCGCAACCGCGCATTTTCCCGCAGCAATCAACCACCGGAGGAACCCATGAAAACGCTTGCGGAAATTTTTGAGCACACGTTGCAGGACGTCTATTACGCCGAGAATGCGATCACGAAGGCTTTGCCAAAGGTCGCTAAAGCCGCAAAAAGCGCCGACCTGAAGAAGGCCGCCGAAGATCACCTCGCGGAGACGAAGGATCAGATCAAGAAGCTCGATCAGGTCTTCAAGTCCATCGGCAAAAAGGCGTCAGGCGAAAAATGCGATGCCATCGAGGGCTTGATCAAGGAGGCCGATGGCCTGATGGAAGAAGCCGAGGGAACCGCGCTCGACGCAGGCCTCCTTGCCGCTTGCCAGGCCGTAGAGCATTATGAAATCGCCCGTTACGGGTCGCTGCGCGAATGGGCTAAGGATCTCGGCCACGATGAAGCACACAAAATCCTGAGCGAAATCCTCGATCAGGAGAAGGCCACCAACAACAAGCTGACGAACCTCGCCGTTACGTCAATTAACAAGACGTCGGCTGCGAAGAAAGCGGCGTAAGTAAAGAGGCCTCCCTAATCGGGAGGCCTTTTCTTATACACTTTGCCTGCTTCACACGGCTTCAGCAGAGGTCCACGAATTTCGCCAAAAGTGCCTTGACGCGGGCCCGGCCCATTTCGCTGATTTCCTTCAGGGATCTCTCGCTGAGGTCCTCGCCGCGCAATTGGATCACAATCTCTGCGGTTTCGTAGACATCGGCGTTTTCATCCAAAGCTCTCGCATCGAAAGTCAGGTGATACCAGTTCTCGTCAACCTGCTCTATCGACTCAAATTTTACTCCGCTTTCGTCATGTGTATTATCTTCGTCCATCATCGTCTCCATGGGTGAGAATCGCGTCACATTAGAGTTGTTCGCGCCCATCACCGCAACTTAATGTTTTTACCTGGTGCATCGCGAACAGTGCTGAGGATGGTTGCCTTCAGGTCGCGTTGTGTACGCTGAAGGCTCGCATCAATTCTTGCAACTGCCGCTGCGTCAGCGCCTCGCGCATCAATGACTGGTGCGTAATTGATGACGGAAGCTTGGCTCGCGCCGCCCATCGACCTCAAACTCGGCACGCTTGGCACCGAAATCCCCACCGGCCCGCCGTTGGCGTAGCCTTTGAGATTGCGGCGCATGGCTTCCATCGCTCCAGGACCGCCGGCAGCCTTAACTGCCGCCTGATCAAAGACGTATTCGCCTTTGTGCACGACGCCCGCAGGCTGGTACTTTCCGCCGTCGCCGGTGTAGCCGCCGTCGGAGAAGCCGGGTCTCGCGATAGGAACCGGCCCCGTCATTGGAAGAGAAGAAAACCCGCCACCACCAAACAGGCCGAGGAAGCTACTCAGGAGACCGCCACCGCCACCCGCTGCGCTGTTTACCTTGAACAAGCTGGCGAGCACATCGTCGAGAAGCGCATCTGCAATGCGGCTTAGCGCGCCAGCAAATGCGTCCGCGGCACTCTCGCCATGAATCAGGTCGTCGATAAAGCCACGCGTCGCATCTCTCGCGACGTTATTCCATTCATTCAGCTTCTGCTGTTGCTCTTGCGCTTGCCTAAGCGCCTCAGACTGCCGCGCGTATGCCGCAGATTCCTGCTCGATTGCGGCAATCTTGTCGGGCGAAAGCGTGATGCTTTCCAGATCCTTCTCGCCCTTCTTGCGTGCCTCTTCTCGAAGGTCAGCGAGTGCCCTTTGCTCTAGGTCAAGAGCAGTGCGGCGCTTGGTCTGAGCCTCGTTGGACAGGCCTATTAGGCTCATCTCCTGGCGAAGCGCTTCGGTTCGATCGCGAACTGCCTGAAGGTCTTCAGCGAAGCGATCGGATGCGGTCTTTTGCGGAGTTCTCGCCCGCTTTGGTGCACCAAACCCTCTATTTTTGTCCGTATCCAGGTCAGATGGGCGGCGTTCTGGTGTGGGGCCATTATCCGGTAGAGGAAACTGCGTTCCTTGGATGGTGGCATCAGCGCCGAATTGAGAGTCCTGCTGGCCTGCTCCGCGCCACGTCCTTGGATCGTTTATCCTGGAGGTCGCGACGGAGGTAACCTCATTGACCTTTTGAACGCTATCCGCAGCGGTCAGCGCGGCCGCCGACAGTGTGGAGAAGTATTTCGCGAATTCAGCGAGCGCCGGAATGCCAGTGCTGTTGATTGCCGCACTTAGGGCGGCCTGCACTCGGTCGACATCTTCAGTCTGCGCCTTGCCTTCTTCGGCAGCCTTCGCAAAGTCATTGAATGCCGACTGGAGGTTCTTGATAACGTCAGCTTCTTCACCGGCCGACTGCAGCTGCGAAACCAGGTCAGCAATCGTAGCGCGCGTGCTTTCGACTTCCTTGCGGACGTCGGCAAGCGTACTCGTGTTTACGATGTCTGCGCCCTTGGTGAGGTCGGCGTTGTCCTGCGCACGCTTCAACTGATCAGCGTAATCGCGCAAGGCAGGCACTGCATCGCCCCACCGCTCGGCTACGGCAGCAATCAGCGCAGCCTGCTCTTTGAGCACCTCGGCGGACTTATCGCCTTCGCTCATTATGGTGGAAAAGTACTGAAATGCCGCCGTACCAGCGGCAATGACACCGATTGTCACCAAAGACAGCGGAGATATTACGGAAGCAAAAGCGGCTGCAAGACCTTGCCCAACCCCCTGCCCGCTATCCTTTATCTGCTGTAGAACGGCCGAAAGCTGCGTGCCTTGCTGCAAAGCGATCTGGATAGGCGACATGCCCATCGCTGCCGTTACGCCGATGTCCTGAAACTGGGCGGCGATGTTCGCTGTGTTGAAGCTGTTGCCGCTACTCGTTGTAACTGTAGCCTTCAGTGCGGCGTTACGGCCTTTGATGGCTGCAGTCGACGCAAGGGCGGCCTGTCGCTCTCGTTGAATTGCCGAGGCCATCTCATTAGCAGAAATGGCGCCGGCAGCATGTGCCTGCCGGATCTCGGCGACGGCGTTTTTATAATTCGAAATGGTAGCGAACAACGGACTGTATTTGGTGCGGAGGCGATCAAGCTCTTTCTGCTGATCAGCGAGAACCCCGTTCCATTCTTTTGCTGCCGTCGTCCCAATACCCACCATACTGTTGATGCGATCCTGCATCGACGTGGTGAGCGAATTGTTGATCGATTTCCCAGTCGCGGCAAAACGTTTCTCGATGCCACTGGATGCCGCGCCTACGTCCGACACCAGCCTGTTTAGGGCACGCTTTACGGTTGCAAGGTCGGTGCTGATTGAGATAATCAGATCATCACTATTATTACCGGCCAAGTCGGTGTCCTAACGTGAAAAGGCCCGCCAGGAGCGAGCCGAAAGGGATGGATATGCCCAAGTGCAAACGGTGCGGTTCGGACTATTATCTGGGCGGTAAGGACGGTCACTGCGTTGACTGCGAGGAAGTGCTCGCGAAGAGCGATGGCGACGCAAAAAAGCAGTCAATTATCATGACGACTTCAATTGACGTGCCAAATCGGCAGGTCGAGAGCGTCATATCGATAGTCGCGTCGGAAGCCGCCTTGGGCATGAGCGTTTTCAAAGACGTGGCCAATAATTGGCGGGATTTTGTGGGTGGTCGGGCGAACGCTTCCCAAGCCTCACTAAAGGAGGCACGTCTCGCATGTTTGGATGGCCTTAGGTCAGAAGCCTTTGAGGTCGGAGCGGACGCCGTAATCTCTGTTGACCTGGATTACAATCAACTGGCGACCGGCGGCACCGGAGGCATACTCTTTGTCGCGGCGACGGGTACGGCGGTTAAGCTGAAGCCAGCATAATATCTTTGGGGGTACGATGAAAATATCGGTGGCAATGGCGGCTTCAATGGTCGCGGTCCTTACGGGCTGCACCAAAATGGAGCAGTACTATCCAAACGGACAAGTCGTTGAGATCGACGGCATTGAATTTTCCGTCTCCCCTATGGGCAACAAGGCTGGCTCCTACAAGGCGATGCCGAACAATCCAAAAGACCAGTCATTCCTGATGCTCGATCCGATGGTTTGGGTTCGGAACACTAAAGCGATCGAAAAGGCCACCGGATGCAGCGTCTATCGCGAAAGCGTGAAGAATCATGAGAACACGACTTTCGCCGCGGTAGACTGCTCAGCTAAGCCGAACCCGGCTTAGCCTAACCACCATACGTCTTGATCAATTCATCCATCTCTTCGTCAGATGGTGGAGCGACAGACTTTTTGGTGCCGTTTGCTTCAGCCTTGCCTTTCACCGCGAGAGTGAACTCGGTCAAGCTGGACGACCAGAATATTCCGGGTGTCCATCCAAGGCCGCCAAAAGCGATCTTTTGCCAGTCGCGCCAGGGGAACGGTTCTTCTATGCCGCCTTTTGAGCGGCTTCCCCGTTTCCCTCGTCTTCCTCATCAAAATGATGGGACAACGCCTCAGAGATCGCCTTGGCAACAGCGCCGAAGTGCTTCAGCTTCAATGCGCCAATTGCCTTCACCTTGTCGCCCCGCACGGTAAGCAGATCGAGCGCGGCCACTGTGGCGGCCGGCTCGACGCCGGAAAGGCGAAGGAACAAATCGGACATGCTCTTGCAAGAGAGACGCGTAGACACGGCAGTAAGTCCGCCCATCTCCGCGACGATGACCAGCGGTTCCTTGCCGACCCACAGGCCGACCTCACCGCGAGCTCCGTTCACTTCCAACGGAAAAGGCTTTTCAGCATCAGCCAAATTACACCTCCGCAACAAACGTCAGAACGCCAGCGGCGACGAACGTGGCAGTGAATTCCATGTTGCCTTCCATCTCGCCGCTGAACTCGAATTCAGAAACGAACCAAGGGCCGGTGTAAGTTCCGAGGCCAGGCACGATCACCTTGGCATTGAACTTCGTGGCATCGTTGACGTGCGTCATGAACGCGGTGTTGGAAGCGCTCTTAACGAACTTGCCGGAACCAGAGAACGTACGGTTCTTGATGCCCGGCTCTGCCGTTTTCTGCGGCGTGTTTTCGGGATTGACGCAGTCCGTGATAGTCGTGTCGACTTCATTTGCGGACATATTGAAGCTGCGGGTCGTCAGACCGCACAGGTTCGAAAAGACTTCAGGAGTTTCGCCGTCACCAATCTGGATGAGCAGCGTACGACCAATCTGTTGACCGTCGGCCATTTGTAAACCTCAAAAACTAGGGGTTGGTGGCCAATCAGGCCGGTGTCTCGACGCGCGCAACGAACTCGACGACGCCATGCGTCGTAACTTCATCCGGGTCTTTGAAATGACGGGTGTCTTGCCGAGTAATCGATATCAATCGATGCGAGGGCAGCACTAAGGGCGCCTCATCCAGAGCCTCGACGACCTCGTGAATGATTTCCTTGAGCTCCTTGAAGCCGCCTGAGTATTGCGACCAAACGTGGATCGTCACATAGATGAGGTTCGACTTCAGACAGTCGACATCATCCCTGATGACTTGGCTTTCCCCGTATTCGACGTATGGAAACGGTGCGTTGGTCGGCGGTCTGTCATAAATCCTTTGGGCCACCTTCGACGTCAGACCGGCTCGCGCCTTCAGCCTGGCAACGATGGCACCCTGCAATTCGAGATCTGGGTTGGCCATTACTTTTTCATGGCCTCCCTCACGCCTCGCCAGACGGCGTCGTTGATCCGCTTTTTCGCCTTAGCCCTGAACGCGCGCCATGTCGGGAAAATATGCGGTTGCGCCCGCGTGCCAGGGTGCATCTTTGCGCCTGCCGCCTGTTTCTTGCCGGCAACCGTACCGCCACCCTTCGCAACGTTATGCGGCCGCGTTCCGAACTCCAAAAAGTGCCAGATCCACGCGGCGAAAACGCCCGTCGCATCCGGATCTTTGCTGGCCGTTGCACCGACTAGCGCCTTTGCGCTCGGCCGGTCAGAAATCTTGCCGCCCTGTATCGAAGCAGCGTAGTCGCCAGCAGTTGCGCTGTTGCTTATCGGCGCTCGGTCGGAGATTTTATCGGCGGCTTCGGTAGCAATCTGAAGTTTCGCTTCGGCGGCGTATTTGTTGGCGAGCGGAGCGACCTGATTGAGCTTTTTTGTCAGCGCCTCGCGGCCCAGAACCTTTGCCTTGATCACGACGCCTCCCCCTGCACCACAAGCAGCTCGATCCACTGGTTGCGCTCGTCGATGTTGACCCCAGCCTTCATCGCGTAGAGCACACCGGTGCGCTTGTTGCGCGCCCTCCACGCTGGCGTGATGGTGCGCGTGCGTTCGTTGCTGCGGACGGTCATGGTGAAGGGCTGGACGCCTTGCAGGCGGCTGGCGATGACAGTCGCACTGCCGACACGCGGTTCAAGCCTGGCTGGCTCCTCGAATTGCTCCGCGAACCCGACCACAACACCGCCATACCCATCGTCGCCCTCAACCTCGGCCTCAAAGCCGATGCGCTCACTCAGCGAGCCTGCGCCCGCCCTCTTGCGTTTTGGCATTCGGTCGATCCTTGGTGGGTTCGGCAGCCCGAGCCGCTATCGCAGCCGCGGCGCACTTGCGCGTGACGTTGTAGAGGCCCGGCTGATAGGCGATGGTGAAGCTTGGCTGGCGCCAGTCGAACGGTTCATGGAAGCGGAGCCACATAGTCGTCCGCCACTGTTCGCCAGACACGCCACGGCGCCAAAAGCATCCGCACTGCACGCGGAAGGACTGCGTCGCCCGTTGCCTTGGGGTCAGGCTCGCGCACCTCGTAGAGGTCTCCTGTCACAAGAAGGATCGCCGACACGATTGCGGGCGTTGCCTCAATGCCATCAGCAGCCGTAGGCGTTTCACCGGCAGCTACGACTTCGCGATCAAGATGTTGCGCCACGATGCTTTCAGCAGCGTCGCGATATAGGCCGATCTCCGTATCTTCATCTTCATGAAAGACACGGAGATGCTTCTTGACGGTTTCGAGATCGACGATCGCCATATCAGGCAGCCACTACTGCGGACGTGGGCGCGCTTGTGACCGGCACACTGCCCTTGTCATTTGTGGCTGTGACGCGAACCGTGATGGCCTTACCAACGTCACCCACAACGGGAACGTAAGTCGCGGCCGTAGCGCCAGAAATCGCGACGCCATCAGCAAACCACTGCCGGGCGTAAGTCGGGGAGCCAGACCATGTGCCTGTGGTCGATGTCAGCGTCTGGCCGACCTGAGCCGTGCCCGTGATGGCAGGTGCAACAGAATTCACCGGCGAGCCGATACCGTTGACGATACCGGCGCCGATATAGGACGCGACCCTGCGCTTACGAACCTTCGTTGACAGCATCGGGTTTGTCCTTCTTCTTCGTCGAGCGAGCAGAGGAGATCACCGGCTTGTCATCTGATTCATCCGCGGCGTCGTCTTCAACGGCTGCCTTTGCCTCGCCGACGATGTCGACCAGCCCCTGCGCCTCGAGCTGCTTTGCCTCGCCTGCCTCGACCTTGAACGGATCGCTCTTTTTAGTCTTCAGTTCTTTGCCAACGGCGAACGTGCGCTTGGCCTTCACTTCCAGAAAATCGGTCATGCTCATTCCCTTTCAAGGAAGGGGAGCCGAAGCTCCCCTTAGTTCAATCAGGCGCCTTCGACATCGCCAGTCACAAAGGACTCGGGGCGATAGACTGCGAATGCCAGGCGCTCTTCAGCGCGGATCGTGAACATGTTCTTCTCGAAGTCGTCGACGTTCTCGCTGGACAACAGAACCTCGATTTCCATGCGGTCGAAGATCTGGGCTGCGAAGCTGAACGCGCCGGTGAGGAACTCGCCTGCGGCCATGGCCTGCGTCGAAACCACCGGCAGGTTCCAGAGCGTCGGAGTGAGCGAGCCCTGCGGATTGCCGATGATGTAGTTGCCGCCGGCGTCCTTGGTCAGCTCGATCTTCGCCCAGTCGATCGGGTTCAGAACGAACGCGGTCGCCGGATACTCAGCGAGAACGACCTGCAGAACAGCCAGACGGAGACGGTCGATGCCTGTTTCGTCTGCGGCAGCGAATGCCGGGTTGAATGCGGTTGCCTGCGGAACCAGACCGTGGATGTTCTGGCCGGTGCCAGAGCCATTCAACAGCTGATTTTCCTCGGCGAAACGGAGACCGTAGCGAGCGCGGCCGTCGATGTAGGAGCGAAGCGCAGGCGCGTCGTCCAGGATCTGACGGGAGGCCTTGAAGAGGTGCGCGATTGTGCGGACCGGCGCGGACGTCATGTCGAACGTCAGATCCGAATAAGGCTTCGCAGTCGTTTCAGCGACCGGTGCAGCGTTGTTCGTGTAGCCGGTTTCCTTGACGTATTCGATCGAGCTCGAAGCAGTCTGGCCGGGCAGAACCAGGTCGCGGATCGTCAGCTGGCGCTCAGGCAGACCAAAGATACCAGGAACGCGCGCGCCGGGAACCAGAGAGGTACCCTGAGATCGGCCGGCGCCGACAGTGGTATTGGCCGAGGTGATGGCAGCGCGGTCGGCCTTGACGCGGATGGATCCACGAGAAGCGCCGGTGAGCATACCAGCCTTAAACTCAGAGGAATCGATGACGAGGTCACCGAGGGACTTTTGCTCGTCTTCGCCGTTTTCCCGCTCACGCGCGGCGCGCTTCTCCATCTCGCCGAGGCGGGTCGTAACGTCGCCAAGTTCAGACAGAGCCTTGTCGGTCTTTTCCTTCAGCTCCGCCGAAACTTCGCCGTTGGCGGCAAGCTTCGAGGTGAAGTCGGTGGCGAGATTGCCCACCTGCTCCTTGATGGATGCGAGGGAGGCGCCAAGTTCGCCAATTTTTTCTGCAAGTTCGGCCATGAGTGGCTCCTTATTGAATGAGGGGTGTTTTTGCTTCGGCCAAAAGCCGTTCAATGGCTGCCAAAGCAGCAGCATCCGTCTCGACGTCAGGAGCCCCCTGACCATCCTTGAGGTAGAGCCGAGCGGCCCGCTCTGCCTCAGAGCCCGACAACCCCATCAGTCCCCTGATGCCGTTTTCGAACTCGCGTTTTGTGATTTGCTCGCCGGCGGACATCTTCGCAACCAGCGTCTGTGCGGCCTCAGCCTTCGCGGCGTTCGCGGCCTTGATGCGCTTTACCGGCGCAGGTTCCGCGTCCGCGCCGTAGCGGGCCAAGGTCTCGTCAAGCGTGGCAATTCGGTCGACCATGCCGCGGTCCATGAGCGCTTCTGCGTAAAACACGCGCCCCTGACCGTAGCCGTCCTCAACCTTACTGACCGTCACACCGCGCCCTTCGGCGACAGCTGCGACAAAGCGATTGTAAGAGCGGTTCACGCCATCCTGGACGTGGGCCAAGGTATCCTTGCCAAGCGCCTCGGTTTCGTTGCCCTCGACCTTGTGCTTGCCGGCTGAAATGTATGTGCGCTTTATGCCTCGCTGCTCAAGAGCGGCGGATAGGTCATCATGGGCGGTGTAAACGCCGATCGAACCCGCGCGCCCGGAAGGCGTGACGACAATTTCGTCGGTCGACGCCGCGATCCAGTAAGCCGCGCTCGCTGCCAAGCTGTTGACCTGAGCAATGATCGGCTTCTCGCCGCCGCGTAGCTTGCGGATCTCCGTTGCGAGCTCATCGGTGCCAGGTACCGTGCCGCCTGGGCTGTCGATGTCGAGAACGACGGCCTTGATGTCCGCGTTCGAAAGCGCCTTGTGCAGCGTTTTCTTGATGCCAGCATAGGAAGTGCCCCCGCTCATCGCGGAAAAAACATCCATTTTGTCGGCCAAGACCCCGTAAACCGGGATTACTGCCACGCTGCCGGACGTTTCTGCAATTTCCTTGGCGCGCGCATCGTCGATCGATGCGGCGAACTCGGACGAAAACAGCTTCTCACCTTCGGCCCGCGCCACCAAAACATCAGCCAAAACGCCCAGTTTTTCGCGCTGAATAGCCCAAGGCTCGGCCAAAAAGGCCGAAATCAGGTGTTCAAACTTCATGATTTTCCCTTATGCAGCGCGCGCTGCTGGCGTTGGCGCCGGAGTTTCGGTCTTGCCCAGCGTATCGAGGCGCGTCATCGTGCCGTTCACGATGGCCTTGTTGCCGCCGTCTACTGGCGCCTTGTCTTCGTACGAGCGAGCCTCATCGACGAGGTAAATGCCGTTCGTGACCATCTTCGACAGGAATTCCGCCCGCGCCGTGCTGTCGCCGCGCAAGAGTTCTTCCATGTTGAATTTCACCTTCGTAGTCTTCCTGGTCTTTGCGTCCAGCAAGTCACGATAGATTGCCGCTTCGATGCGCTTGAGCATCGGCCGCATGCAGGTCTTGGTGAATTGGAGGATCAGCTGCTCGATGCCGCTGCCCCAGGTCGTGGTGCCGTTTGCCGCGTGACCAATCATCACGGGAGGAACGCCGAAAATGCGGCAGATCTGCTCAACGCTGTACTGCCGGGCCTCAAGGAACTGAGCATCTTTAGGGTTGATCGACATCGGATACGGCTTGAAGCCAGCCTCCAATACCGTCACCCCACCAGCCTTCTCCGCACCGGCGAATTGCGTCAGCGTGTCGGATATCTGCTTGCGCTGATCTGCTTTGAGAATTTGGTCAGAGCTGACAATGAGCGAAGAAAGCAGGCCGTTCTTGAACATGCGGCCGGCGACCTTCTCGCCCGCCAATGCACTCCCGACCGTATTGCGCACCACACCGATCGGCGACATGCCGCGATCACAGCCAGGCAAACGGACGCCGCGGACGTGAAACATCTTGCCTTCTGGCACTCGGCGCTTTTTGCCGTCTTCCGTCACCTCGTAGTAGCGCGTGTTCCGCCCATCTTTGGAGCGACACACGTCCACGTTCAAAGGGTGAAGCGGATTAAGTGCAACGAGGCGCTCGCCGTTCATCTTCTTTTCGGCGAAGAAATTGCCGTCGAGCAGCAGGCACATCGCCGCCATCGACCAGAACTCTGGCGCAGTGTCGTCCATGTTCGGCATGTCGTGCAGAAGCTCGTATAGCGGAGCGTTCTTATCGACCGTGACGCCGTCCTCGCCGTAAACGATGCAAGGAAGCGTTCCGGCCGCGTTTTGCACTAAGTTGACGCATGCCCAAACCGCATCAAGCGAAAGGGCGCTCTCAATCGTGACTGTCTCCCCGGACGTGGTGCCGAGGCCGAAGAAGCCTCGCCAGAACTCGCCGTCGGTGAGCTTGATAGGCCTTCCGACCCATCTCTCAAAAAAGCCCATCAGGCCTCACCACTAGGTTGCCCGTCACCAGGTGACAGAAATGATATTGTTGACGAAGTCGTCCAAGTCACCGCTGTCGCCGCCCTCGTAGGTGCCAGCCATCGCCGTTGCCATTGCCAAGGCGACCGCGCCGTCGATGCGGCGTTCGCGGTTGTGTTTGACGAGCTTTCGATTGCCGGCAGGATCCGCTTTGACGGTGGCATTCATCATGCACATCGTCAGCACTGGATGGTCGCCGTGGGCCAGATTGCCATTCAGGATGATGCTTTCTAGCTCGCGGAGAGCTGGCGACATCGACTGAAACCCTTGCCCAAAAGGCTGGAAAACAGCGTCATCGCCTTCGAGCTGATCATCAGTAAAGCCAGCCTTTTGCAGCCATGGCTTCAGATGTCGGAAGTTCCATCGGTCGAACGCGATCTTGCGGATATCCATCTCTTCGAAGCGGTCTCGCAGGTAATGCGCGACAAACTCGTAGTCGACAGTTCTGCCTGGGGCGGCTTCGAGATGCCCATCTTTATGCCACACATCGTACGGCACGCGGTCGGCTTTTGCCTTCGCGCGTATCCCGTCGCCGGGCAGCCAGAACGTCGGCTTTACGTGCCAGGTGGTCTTTCCGTCCTGCTCTTTCGGCGCCATGAGCACCAGAGCAGTCAAGTCGCTCACCTCAGAAAGGTCGAGCCCACCAAACACAGGGAGACCATCAAAGTCCACAACTCGAGCGTTACACGCTCGCCAAATAGCCGGAGACACAAACGGTGCATTGGCATCGATCCTTTGGTTGAGATGGAGCCAACGGAAGCTGGCCTCCTCAGTCGGCATACGTGCCGCGCGCTCAGCGTCGTCGCGAACCGATGAAACGGACTTGAACTTGCCAAGCGCAGGGTTCGCGGCCTGCCACGCTTCCTCGTCGAGGACGTCGCAATCAGCCGGAGCCGTGTAAAGGTGCGAAACCGTTCGTGGTGCTTTTGATGTCTCGGCATCGTCCAGCCATCGCGAAAAGAGGTCGCCGTCAGTCGCTGCCTGCGTCGAGATAGCGAAGATCATCGCCTTATCGCCGTAAGCGCCTTGCGACGTCACGATCGCTTCGACGAAGTCGTCGTGCGGGCCTTTGATCTGGCCGACCTCGTCGAGGATGGCGACCAGTGGCGACCCACCGTGCGCGCTCTTGGCTTCCGCCGAGCTGGCTTGATATTCAACTGCTTTGCTCAAGCCAACGATGGTTTTACTGGACGGCACAAGCCTGTATTTTTTGTTGAGCTCAGGAGACAGCAGAAGCATCTTGCTGGCGTAATTGTAGACCTCTGCCGCTTGTTTGCGCGACCGAGCACCTGACATCATACGACTGTTTGGAAACGCCTCCGGGCCCACGATATGAGCTAACAGAAGACATGCTATTGTTGCCGTCTTTGAATTCTTACGTGCAATCGACAGGTAAGCCCTGCCCGTTCCGTGGGGGTTGTCGTAGACCGCCAGGATGAAGCACTCTTGAAAGTCAAGAAGCCTGATAGGTTGGCCGACGAGATCCCCCTCCGGGACAACCAAAAAGCCCTCGATAAATCGGCATACCTTTTCGCCTCTCGTAAGCTCGCTGACCGGAAGTCTGCGCCAGTCCCGCCTTAGTGGGGTGGGACCGCTCTTAATCGCCTCCAAAACACTTGGCGGCCAACTCAGATTTTGGCCGTTCATCATCCGCCCTCAAAGGGCAAGCGCGCCATTCAAAGGAGGCTTGTCCTGCTGTTCTTCTTTTTGTTGTTTTCGTCGGCCCACATTGGGCGTAGGTTCGAAAGCTGGTTGAGCGCTACGACGTCCTCCAAGTTTCGGGCCGAACTTGCAGGAACGATGTGATCAACCTGCCATGCACTCATGTTGTGCCATCCCATACCCGAGTGAAATTGGCGCTCGACATGACGAACAAAGTCATCGACGGTATAACCGAGTTGTTCGAACGTCTTGGAAGTCTTGATCGCCCCAACCCTGGCGAGGGCGTGCCGGTGCAACCTGCTTAAGCGGGCCTGCATTGCAGATCTGGGATCGGACTTTCGTCGCTGCCGCTGTCTGGTTCTGTTCTCCAGCACCCTTGCGAACCGCTCATCATCCGGAAGAGATCGTGAACGCAGTATCTCAGCAGCAACCTCCTTTTGCAGGCACCCACAGGACTTGGTCAGATGTGGAGAAGAGGTGGTAGTGGTGTTTCCACAGTCGCAAACAGCTTCCCATATTTTGTGCCTATGAACAGTTTCGCCTACACATTTGGTGAACGTCAAGCGGCCGTTTTTCGTCCCGGATCGGTCTTTGAAGCGAGTGCCATTGCCAGTTTTGCTATCCACACCTTTCGGCAAACGAAACTCCTACGCAAGCAAATCGCTATCTGATCTGACGCCTGCCTCGATCTCCTTGGCTTGGTCTCGCCGCTTAGCCGCGTCCCTCGCCTCGCCTTGTACGGCGCGCGCATGCAGCGCCAGTGATCGGCGAAACGAAAGGATGGAAGAAGCGTGCATCTGGACGACGGATTTCCGTGGGTTGGCTACGGGCGTCCCTTTTTCCGTAACGGCGACCGAGCCCTCAGTACGGAGCAGGTCCTGCTCCCTCACGAGGTCGGCCATAGTGCGGGCGAGCATTGCGGCAATCTCAAGCTGGTGCGCCGACCAGTCGGCGCGCGCGTATTCGGCAATGACATTCTTGAAAAATGGGACGTCGCCGTCGTCGAGCGGCACGTTTTCAGGAAACTGGATCTCCTCAGAAGCCACAGAGGCAATCCTCACGGCTTCATCAACGCTGTCGACGCGGCTTTTCTTATCAGACATGCGGAATCCCCTCGCGCACGCGCGCTTGCGCACGCGCTAGGCAAAAATCTGTGTTTGCATTTGAATTGCGTTACCCCGGCGGTCCTTGGCCGGGTCGACCGTCGACTTTTCGACCACCCCCCCGGTCGGGCAAAACCATCCATTATGTCACGGATCGAGAAAATTGTCAAGCATAAAATGTGATTTTATTAAATAAAATCAACAATTTTTCGACATTTCTTCAACCATCACATCATCTCGATAGGATATCCATCAACGCCAATGACCACCGCCTGCTGGCCTCGCTCGAGGCGAGCCTTCAGCTTGTCGTGGCATGGAGCGCAAAGTGATTGCAGGTTGCTCGGGTCGTAGAACAAAGCCTCGTCGCCCTTGTGCGGCTTGACGTGGTCACACACTCTGGCCTCCGTCACATCCTCGACAGCTAGGCAGAACCGACATAGCGGCTCGGCAGCAAGCTGCGCCTCACGTAAGCGCTGCCATCGTGCAGTCTTATACATACGGCGGTAGAGAGCAGCTTCGGTTGAACGGCCGTAGAGTTTGGTCATTGCGCCACACCCTTATGACGTGCATTCTGACTAAGCGCGCAAGGATAAATTGGGAGTGTCAAGTTGGCAGAAGATCATCTGGATAAAGAAATAAGCGTCGGAGCCTCACTCACCGAAAGTGGTGTAGAGGCTAAGGCGAACTCAAGAACGTTGGCCGCGCTTGATCGATTAGGGGGAAACCTTGTCGAATTCGGGAACGTGTATCTCGAAAAAGGACTTTCCAGGAAAAGAGCCACTATTGAAGGCGAGAAGCAAATTATCGCGGCGGTGGCGGCAAAGGCGGTTGAGGTCATCGGAAGCGATAACGCCTTTGCCGCGAGAGCGATTGCGGCCCACTTCGGGGAAGCGGCGCGAAAACAACTTAATAAAGACGGTGTGCTAGAAAAAGCCCTTGAAGACTTGCGGCACGCACCCCCTAGTCCTGAAGATGCAGGCACGGGTCCGGACACATTGGCTGATGAGTTCGTAACTCGAATAGAGCATTACTCATCTGAGGCAACCACTGAAGAACTGCGCGAACGATGGGGACGCGTTCTAGCTGCTGAAATTAGACGGCCTGGCACATTCTCAAGGGGCGTTCTCCGCGCCATAGACGAATTAGACGCCGATGCAGCTAGAATTTTCGAACAGGTCTGTCAGAATCGCATCAGAAGAAGTCTCCCTAAAACTTTGACCGGAGAACTAAGTTTCAACACCGTTGCAAAGCTTGTGGAAGCGGGTTTATTGCTTGACCCTGGCACCGGGCATACTCTTAGTTTCTCCGAAAAATCGGACTCTGAAGGCAAAAAAGTTTGGTTTCTTAACCTCGGAAATTTTGGTGTTTCCTTCGACGCAGACAAAAGTCTAGTACTTATCGGTAGCGATCCTATCGGTGTGGACGGCAACGTTCCATATATCAAGGTCTATGTCCTCACTGAGGTGGGACACGCTGTAAGCTCGATTTTACCTGACCATTCTGATGCCGCAGCAAAAAGGCTCATTGCATCGATTGTAAAGTTTTACCCCGACGTCTCCGTTTACTTTCAAAATAAGGCCACGAACACATATCGATATCTTGACCCATCATCGTTCGTGGATGCCCAATAGGCATTATGCGCAGAAGCCCAACATATTTTTGGTAATCACGCCGCAATACTTTGCGCGAGAAGGCCTTTTCAATCCTTGCGAGGGCGGATAGTGCCCCCCCGATTTTTCAGGAGATCAGCGAATGCAAAGCCGACATCTAGACAACCTCGCTCTTCTTTCGGGAGCGCAACGATAGAGAGGTTTGCAAACGCCTAGCAGTACCGAGACGAGTGTACCATAACCACGCCATCTGACTTTTGCGCCCATCCTCTAAGGAGAATAACAAAAGCGGCCCGCTCAACCACTTAAGGGAACGGGCCGCATGAACCCACGCTGCGGAGGAGAACGCGCATGGGATTGGTTGCGGAGGTGAGATTTGAACTCACGGCCTCCAGCTTATGAGGCTGGCGAGCTACCGGGCTGCTCTACTCCACGTGATAGTTACCCAAAGCTCAGAGGCTGCAACGAGTGCAGCATGGCGATGGGTCCGACGCTTAGAGCGCTCGGAGTGTGGTGGGGTTCGCAACTACGTTGCGCCACCCCTTCACATTACTCTCTCCGAGATCGCGGAAAGGGACGTTATGACGCCGCCTTTCGTAGTGCAGCCATCAATTTGTCGTTCGCGGCCATCAGTCGACGTTTTCCTTGTCGTTCGGCCTGCTTGCCTGAGTATCCGGCCTTGGTCCCGAGATCGGACATGTTCCTCGCTGACCGCGCGGCTTCAAGCGTCGCTCTGTCTTCGTCTTTCAACTCATCAACCGCATCGAACCACTCCTTGCGATCCGCCATTGCGGCTACGATATCCTGCCACATCATCGAGCCGCCGCCGGCGCATGTGGTCTTTTGCATTCCTAGAAAGCTATCTGCGATCTTGGCGGAGCCACACGGCAGTCCATCAGGGCAGCGGGTGAATGTAACCTTGCTCATGTCGGTGTTGGCATAAGCCCTGGCCAACTGCGCCTTGGCTTCGTCGTGGCTTAGATTGATGCGAATACCCTTGTGCCTGCGCCCCGTGACGTATCTGGGCTTCTTGGTGTCCAGCATCTCGGCGAAGTAGTTGTTGCTCTCTATCACCTCACGTGGGTTTTCGTCACCGCCAAGCGCAACGTCAACCTTGTCCCGTGAACCAAGCATCGCACCTGCTGGCATCCTTGCCGCATATTCCTCAACGCCTCCGTCGATCTTAAGCCTGAACGCTCTTTCGGTCTGGCTCCCGTCACTGAACCGCAGCTTTCCGATCCGGACAACCTGCCCTGCTGGGTTCCGCTCGACGTCACCCGTAGCAACGTTCTTCATGATCTCGGCGACAGATGGCGTTACCAGCCTTTTGCGATCGTGCTTTAGGTCTTCGATTTCGTCGGGGTTGTTGTCGTTTGCTGGGACGACAGACCAGTTAGTTTGTAGCGGCTCCGGCTGATGATCTGGTTCGGCGGCGAAGCGGCGGACCGCTGCCAGCTGCTCTGCAAGTGATCCATGTCTAGCCATTCTCGTCTCCCCTGTGGTGAAGGCGCTTGGTGGGCGCCGTTACTGCTGCCTGGTGTTGTCGTTATCGGCCAGCCAGCTTTTGACGAGCGACACGGCCTTGCTTGCCGCTTCCCCTGTGGACGTGAACCGCACCACCTCGACCGGATGCCCCAGTCTGACGAGCGATGCGTGGCGCTCGACCTGCGCAGGAGATAGCCGGCCTTTACCAACCTTGTTCTCGATCATCCGCAGCTTGCCGCCCTTGAGGTAAATCCGTAGATCGGCTTCGCCTGGCGTCAACCCGGTGGCTATAGCATCAGCTTGGGCACGTGGTCCGCGCTTGGCTGAATTCATGTCACCCGCGAGCAGGAACTGCCGTCCATACTCTGGCAAGGCGCGCAGCGCGCGCACCTGAGCCGCCTGCCCTTCGCTTTCCTTGATGGGTGCGTCAGCGACACTCACCTTGCCCTTGGCGCTCGTGCGGATGACCACGCGCTTCCCGTTGACGCGGGTGGTTTGGGTGGTGGCTTTTCCCATGGCTGTCTCCTCGTGTGGTGGCTCGCCAGTGGCGGTGGCGACACACATACTTTCCGAGAGAGGAGCGAAAACGGGTAGTCGATTTGTGAAATATTTTTTGCGCAAACAAAAAGACCGGCTGAACGCCGGCCTTTTTTTAGTGCTCGTCACCGCGATGCGGACATCGCTTCATCAGCTTCTTGATCGTCCGTCGATCTCCGCCGAACCGATCCATGACCTCAACGGCCTTTGGCAGGCTGACCGAATATTCCTGTTGCAGTTGCTCGACGGTGTATGGCTGCGTTTCGTTGTCTGGCATGGCGCCCTCCTTCAGACCCGCAAATGCGACCACCCCGATTCGAGTTCCAGTCAAAATGCAGGTTGCACCCGGACCGCCCTTCTGCCCGCTGCACGTTGCCCAGATAAATCATCATCAGAACCGTGCGCGCGGCACACCGCCCTGCACGGTTGCACGTGTAGGGGTATATATAAATATATACCCTACTAAACGTGCACCAACCGGGCAGCGCTGTGCGGGTGTCTCCGCCCGTATGTGCACAGTTAGTGCACGGATAGAAAAGTAGCTATCCGGGCAAACTTTTAGTTGTAATCATGTTGGGTAATAGGTTGCATTAACATCAGACTTTTCCGAGGACAACGTCTCTGAAAAACTGTGTCCTCGTTGCCAACGCCACGTCCTTTGAGACATTTTTTCGCCGGTAGTTTGAAATTTTTGTTTGTCGGCCGGAGGACTTTGAAAGCTTGAAACACTCGAACGCGCTATTACCGGGGCCTAACGCCTGGCACGAAAACTTATATAGATACTTGCTGTCCTCTCCTACGAAGTCACCTGCGTCGTCAACCGTCCAGCTACCGCAGAATGATAACTTCTCGAGGTCGCGGCGCATTGCCAGAGCGGACTGGTATCTCTTTGCCGGATTGGGATCTATCGACTTCAAGATGGTGGACCTCAACGCAAGCGGCACATAGTCTGGAAAATCCTTCTTGGTAATCAATTTTCCGTTCGCCACCGCGCCTTCATAGCCAGCTTCCCCTAAGTCGCACATTTTGCTCTCGAGAACTCCAAGGCCCACAAGAAGACGAAAGAAAGTTAAGCCAGCTTGGAAGATGTCGGTCTTGGCTTCGATACCTAGTCCCTGGCCGATCTCTGGAGCGGCGTGGAGTTTGTACCAAGCGGATGGAGCTACCGCTTCGCCGTTTTTCGATGATCCAACAATACCGTAGTCGCTCAATTTTGCTTGGCCTTGGTCACCGAGCAGTATGTTTTGCGGCTTGATGTCGTTGTGGTAGAAATTGTGAATATGCAGGTGCTCGAGGCCGCGAAGGAAATCGATTGTTGCCCGAAGCGCAAGATTGAGCGGAATGAAATTAGCACAGTTGGCGAGGTTGGTTACCGACCCCTTCTGGAAATAATCCATAGCGATCAGAACCATCCCGTCTGATGTTACGTCAGCCTGATGGACGCGAACCAGATTGTTATGCGAGAATTGGTGCCCTACACGGGCCTCGATCAGTTTCGCATCTATTGAGGCGCTAGGCATCAGTATTTTAAGTGCGAACTCATGACTAAGCGCCATGTCGTGAGCTAACCAAACTTCACCAAACGATCCGCTGCCGATCTTTTCTTTAAGGACGTACTTGTTGAGGTAGGTAGTACCGTTGGTGAGAGGAGATATCGCCAGATTGTTCGGCATTATCCCTTCTCCGACCACCAAGCCGCGATCACCGCGTCGGCCATCTTCGCGTCCCAATATTTTGCTGTTTTTCCGACGCGAGCTTCGGCATGTTGCTTCACTTGCGAGGAGTTTGTTGAAAGAGATGCGTAAATCTTATTAGCGACAGGTATACCTTTCAGCGCGCAGAATAGAAGAACTGTCGCTTCCTGATACGAGGCTAGCCGCTTTGCGTTGTTGTCGCCGGCAGTGAATTCACCCTTCTTTACGACAACCTTCGCGATATCTGGATGCTTGTGCAGTAGGCGATCGAGTTCATTGTACAACCATGAAATTTTATGCTCGTCTGCTTGGGCACCTGCCGGAAACACAAGCTTTGTTTCGTCGTCTGCATTCACCAACACGAGTGCGTCATCTTTTGTCCGCGAGACAATGGCATATCTCGGATTTTTCGGATCGCTTCTAAAACCCAGCGTTGTCATACGGTTTAGTCCCTGCGGTTGATTTAGCGAATCACATTCAACTACTAATCACCCGCAAAATCTACTAGAGATAAGCGTATCAACAATTTGGAGTGGTGGGACAAGTGTTCAAAATTCGTAAACCCAGCATCAAAAAGAGCATAGCTGCCCGGACATCTGGAAAACGGATTGTGAAGAACGCGCTCGGACTAAAAGCCCCCAAGGGCGCAGGGTGGATCACAAACCCCAAGAAAGCAGCATACAACCGATCCTACAACAAGAGAACGGTTAGCATTTGGTCTATAATTCGGCGTCTTTTCAAATAGCAAACCAACAAAAAAGGCCGGGCATCTCTGCTCCAGCCTTCATGTCGCTTGTCATCTTCTGCCAGTACATCCGTGGTCAGTGCGCAAGCTACTTGGGTGAATAATGCGCGCCAACGGCATTGGTTCCCCAAAATGCCGCCAGCCATCTTTGACCAGCGGCCTTGCATTGCATTACCAACCCTGACGACCATACCAGTCGTCAATGTCTTTCTTGGTCTGTTCCTTCGCATAGCCATAGCGCTCCTGGATCTTGCCTTCCAACTGCTCGCGCTTGCCATTGATGACGTCAAGGTCGTCGTCGGTGAGTTTGCCCCACTGCTCCTTAACCTTGCCCTTCATCTGCTTCCAGTTACCTTCTACGCGGTTCCAATCCATTGATATGTCTCCTCTTTGTTGTGTGGGGAGAAAACGCAAGGTGTCGCCAAAGGTTCCGCGATAAGTGAGAACGGCGATCAAAGCCGCCGCAGACGAAACAAAAAACCGCCAGCCCTGCAAAGCTGACGGTTCTATTTTTTTACCACCAAAATGGTGGTTTTCGCTTGCGCAACCACCAAAATGGTGGCATAAAGAAATCACCGAAGCAAACCCGCTTCGGCAACCCGACTGGAGGATACCATGAGCATCAAGCTCACCGTCCAAGTCCGGTTCGGCAAGTGGAGAGTAACGATCTCCATCGGCCGTTAAACTGGGGGCCGGAGAGGCTGCAACCTCTCCGGTTCCCCAAGATAGCAAAAGGGAGTGTGGAATTCAATGTTAGACCTTAAAGGCCTTCGCACTGGCGCAGCCTTGACCCAAGCAGAATTTGCGGAGGCCATGGGCGTTCCTTTGCGCACCTACGAGAACCTAGAGAGCGGAAGGGTGGAGGTTCGTGCGGTTCACTTGAACGCTGCGTACTGGGGACTCATCACGTTGGCTGCGAAATCCGGACGCGGCCTCGGCTTCCTCCCCTTCGAGGTCGGCGAAATCGTGCGAAAAGTCGCTGGCGGCATTTAAGCCGCCCTGACAAACACCGCCAGTTCCCGCCGCACAGGATCGCGCTCCTCCCTCTCGACGAGCGCTCCTTCACGCATCAGCGCCGTCACAAGGCTGGAGGCGCGCTTGCGCTGGACATTGTCGTCCAGATCCAGCCCCACAGCGTACGCTACAGCGGTTCCAACCCAGTTCTTGGCCTTCGGTGACTTCTTGTAGTCGGACGCGCTCACGGCCGCCAGAATCGACGCTCGCTGGTCCTCCGTGAGGTCTACCGCCACATCCTCGGCGCTCGGCCAATGCCATTCCGTCACCACCGGCGCGAAGTCCTGCGGTTGCGCAAGGCCGGTTCCGTTGCCAAGCGGTGTCGAGACCAGATGGCGCCATTCTGCCTTGTGTGAGAGCGGCGTCAGGTTGGACTTGCCATAGGTGGTGTAGAAGTATCCAAAACGATCTTCCTTGTTGATACCCGCCTCACCTGCTTGCTCTTCCGACATGCGGTTTAGGACGCGCACCGAGCGCGCCGCGCCGATCAGCGACACCGCACCTCTAGCGTCTTCGACGGTAGCCTCTCGGTCCGCCACCTTCCGCAGATGGTGCACGATATCGATCGAACAATTGGTGTAGTCGGCGATCTGCGCCCAGAGCTTCGCCACTTTGTCGATCGCGCCGTTGTCATTTTCGTTTACGCCGTGTGTGGACACGAATGGGTCCACGATCATGACATCAATGCCATATCGCTCGATCTGCTCGACCACCGCCTCAACGATCGGCTGCTGGATGCGAACGCCAGCCTTCTTGTCTTCGATGGCGACGACCAGCTCCTGTTCGCGGCCGCTATCCAGGAAGAGATGTCCCTCGAGGTCGGCAGGCTTCAGCTTATAGTGGATGCAAGCCGCCATGATGCGCCGCTCCATTTCGTCACGCGGGTCTTCGGCATTGAATATCCACGTGCGCAAGCGCTTGGGTGGTTTGATACCGAGCAGCGCCCTGCCCGACACCATAGCAAGGCCCTCGGCGATGCTGGCTGACGTCTTACCCAGGCCGCCCGGCGATACCGTGACGGAAACATACTTGCGGATGAAATGCGAGCCGTAGGCAAACTCACGGCGCGGCAATGTCTTTGGGTCTATCCACTTGAATGCCGTAGCGACAATGGGTGATTGCTGTTCTGTAGGCAAAGGCACGTTGTCGTTGGCGGGCTCGATGTCTCCGTCAGGTGATATGGCTTCCTGCTCGGGAATATCCGCGCCGTTTTGCGGCACTTCTTCCTGTACGGTAAGGTCTGCATCGACCCGTGCTGCCTGCTCGCGCAGCCTGCCCTTCTCCAACCCTCGATGGATCATGCGCGTGATATCGACCAAGCGCGTGTTGTCGTGCGCAGGGAAGTCCGGCTCCGGGATGTGGCGCGGGTTCTGGATACCAGCCTTCAAGCCGTTCTCAATCGTCTTGCAGCAGCGTGACCAGTCCCTGCCCCAGCCTCGTGCGACGTCTTGCAGCAGTGCGCGTGCCTCGGCCTCGCTCAGCGCGCCAGCGCCCACTATAGTGCCGATCGAGAATGCAGCGTCGTTGAGCGCATTGTTGCGCGTACCCATAGGCGCGCCAGCAAGGTCCGCCAGTTCGCGATCAACGGCGGCATCCACATAGGCGTTGTTGGTTGCGGCCGACAGACTGTACTGCGTGTGAGCGGGCGCCGACTTCGGCAGCAACAGGTCGAGCAGCCATGCCGGCGCATCCGCGATCTCGCGCGTGTCCGTTTCCCACTTGTAGGAGCGGCCGTTGGCCATCGTGCTGCCAGCAGCGAGCACGTAGCCGCCTTCGGAGCGAATATCCACGCCAGCGCCAAGCGCTCCGCGGTTGCGCGTGCCCACTACATACTTGAAGTAAATATGTAGGCCGCCGTTCGGGCTCGTCACGCGTGCTGTGTCGGGCATCGGGCCGTGTTCGGCCTCCATCTCCGTCAGCCAGTCAAAGCCGTTCGCACCGCCCGGCTTGTTGTCGATGTCCAGCGCGAAGAAGCCGGTCTTCTCGCCAGTCGGCAGGCCGACGGCCGCATCTGGCCAGTCCGACCACCATCTCTCGATGATGCGCGGAAAGCGCGTTGCGCCCTTGAAACCATTGGGGGTCAATGGCGTCTTCTCGCCGAGCGTGATGACCTCGCCAGTCGCTTGGTCGACATTCTCCTCGGCGTGCGAGCGGCAGGGAAATACCGGCCAGCCTTGGGCGACGTAGTGTTGCGCTAGTTCAAGCGGCGTTTGCAATCGGGGTCTCCTTGGCTTGATATGGCGAGCCAGCGGCTGCTACACAACGCAGGCACGCATTTTGGCTAGGGGTGGCTATGTCCTGGGGATTCGATAAAGGTCGCATTTACAACAGACGCGCGAGCATTCACGCGCCGTTCGGCGGTCAGCAGCAGGGTGGCATCATCACCCCTAAGAAACATAATCTCGTGATTATCGTCACAGGCGAAGAAGGTCACGAACATGGCTACAATGACACGTGGTCTCCAGATGGAAGGTTCGATTACTTTGGCGAGGGCCAAGTCGGCGACATGAAGATGGAGAAGGGCAATCTCGGTATTGCCAGCCATTCCGCCCGCGGCAAAAGCCTCTTACTCTTCACTAAACTGAAGACAGGCCTAAGGTTCGAAGGCGAGATGGTTTATGAGGGCCACAAGATCGTTAGAGCTCCAGACCGATTAGGGGATATGCGTGACGCCATAGTTTTTACCCTTCGCCCGATCGACACGGTGTTCGAGCAGGTCGAAACTATGCCCGTCGCTTCTCCACAGACAGCCAAGTCCTTGGATGAACTCAAGAAGCGCGCCTTTGCCGCATCTGTCCAGAAACCGACTAAAAATCAGGTGACTACGAGCGTCTTTGACAGAAGTCGTGACGTGCGAGATTACGTGGTTGCACGCTCTCTCGGCAAGTGCGAGGGCTGCGGTAATGACGCGCCTTTCACCAGGCCCAACGGCGTCCCCTACCTCGAGCCTCATCACATCCGCCGTCTCACGGATGGCGGGCCAGACGACCCGAGATTTGTCATTGCGCTGTGCCCCAACTGTCATCGACGCGTTCATTCTGGAAGTGATGGTGCCGATTACAACGGCACCCTCCTCCACAAGATGAAAAGTATCGAGGCGGGCATTCTCACCTAACCGGCTCAAAAAGGCGCCTCACTCAAAGCCGCCCTTAGGCCTCTGGCACAGCCCTCCCACGCAGCCTTGACCATCATCCGCTGCATGAGCTCGTCGAAGTGCGCGAGGTCAGTCACGCCATGCTTGGCGATGTACTCGCCGACGGCATCAACGCCGGCATCCAAGGCGCGCAGCTCGTAGTCGTCGAGCCGGTCGATCTTTTTGTAATTGTCGATGCCCACGGCGCACCTCCGGCAGATGTAATGAGGGTCCTTCTCTCGGCCGTTGGCGTTCACCCCGATTCCGAAGGCGTGCATGCCGCAGACAAAGCAGGTGGTCGGGTTATGATCGGCGTCTACAGTCGGAGTGTGCTGGCGGGGAGTGGTTGGGAGTTTGGTCATGCTTGTGCCTCCGCCCATTTGATCCACGCCAAGAGCTTCTTTGCAGGAAAGCTACGCAGTCGGCTGCCGTCATCCTTGACCTGCAGCAGGTATCCACGCGGAAACTTCTCCGGTGGCTTGAAGCCCTGAGGCAAAACCAAAGCGACGCTAGCCTTGCTCTCTTCTAGACCTAGTTCGCGCGCACCTGTGAGGCTTGCGTTGCAGGCTTCTTTCATTTCGGCGGGGGTCATGCTGCCACTCCAAACAAATCAGCACGCCGATTGTCATTTGCCGGTACCGCAGCGGGTTCGTCATCCTTGCTAGTCGCTCCAATCGCCCACGCAATTCGAGCAGTGGCGATAGGTATGTATTCGTCCTCACGCTCGCAGCCGATAAAATGAAAGCCCTCGAAAACAGCCGCCTTGCCTGTGCTCCCTGAGCCCATGAAAGGATCAAGAATTACGCCGCCGGGTGGCGTGATAAGGCGGCAGAGCCACTGCATAAGCGTGGTGGGCTTTACGGTTGGGTGGGTGTTGGCGCGGAGCGTTTTGCCTCGCTGATAGGCATTATCCGCAGCGACGGCCGGGCCGTCGCTCGTTGTCGACTTCGTTGCGCTTTCCAGACCAGCGTCTCTGTCGGCGCGGCTGGCCTTGGCGCAGTAGAAGAAGCGGGCTGCAGATTTGTCTAGTTCGATACGTGGCGCGAAGTGCTCTCGTGCGCCAAAGTCTCCGTAGACTCCTCGGCTTTCCTTCTTGCCGTGCTCTGGCCCAACGGCACGCTGCTGCCCTGGAGCATCAGGAAACGCTGCCAGCACCTCGTCGCTACCGTCGTGGATGATGTTGGCGGGCCAGCGGCCAATTGCTACCCGACCGTCGTCTTCTGCGCCCTTAAACTGTCCATAAATTTCATTGCGGCTTGCAGACGGGTTAAAACGCTCCTCATCTCCAACCCGACAACCATCCACATTGATCGCACCCACGCCCCACTCAGCAAGGTTAGCAGCGACGGTGCCAGTCAAAGGTTTTCGCGCTAGAGCAATAGGCTCCCATGCTGGCTTGAGTGCGGTACCCCAGCCCTCCCAATCGCCATGCTGGTTGTGAGACTTCGGAAAGCCCGACCCATAAACCCAGCCAAGTTGATCGCGGATCTCAAATCCAGCATCTTCGATCGCAACAGCCATACGGTGATAGGTTCGCGTGCCAGAGAATGCCACCACGTGGCCGCCTGGCTTCAAAGCGCGCAGAACTTCGGCCCAGAACTCCTCTGAGAATGCGACCTCTCCTGTATCCCACTGCTTGCCCATGAAACCGGCAGCCCCGCGACCATAAACGTCTTTGGCCGGGGCGGAACCCGGCTTTCCGAAACGCTTCTGGATCGAGACCAGCGCATAAGGCGGGTCGGTAACGACACTGTCGATCGAGTTGTCGGCAAGGCCGCGCAACACGTCGCGGCAATCGTTTTGGTGCAGCACGACTCTTCCGTCGTGCATCGAGGTGATGCTCACGTTGGTTTGTCTCCTCAGACTGTGGTGTTCCCGCCGAAGCGGAAGCCGCGTTGGTGGCGCAGCGGGTGGTGTGGTAGTGTCGCCGGCGGGAATCGGGGTCGGCGAAATCGTGGAAAATCTTAAGCGTTACTGGTGGGTAGGCGTCTGTTTGTGGGCTCTCCTCGCTTTTGTCTCATGGCACTATGACAGCACCTGCGGCATTTTTCTTTCCTCTGCATGCCTCTCCCAGTACTGGGAGGGCGTTCGGTGGATCGCCTTACTCAGATGGGTCTCTCCCTATCAGACACTCATCGCCGGCGTCTTTGCCGTAGCTGGTGGCGCGTTTGCACTGATAGCAGCTCGTCATTCAACTGCGACCGCTTTGGCCTTGGAAGATGCCAAGAATAAGAGATCAGCCGCAATAGCATGCTCGATCGTAGGCGACGAATTCAGGGATGCCGCCTATCGAGCAAGCCAGAACTATGTGGGGGCCGGCCTAGCAATTATTGATCGCTCATCACCCTTTGTCCAAACAAACACGTTCATCACAACTCTCCATGCGGTAGATCCAATGCTCGGGTCCATAGTTTCGGCGCAGCGTCGCGATATTGAAGAAGCGTTGTCATCAAGATCAATTCACGACCTCTATCGCACGCTCAGAGAGGCCAGGGCCAAAAGCTATGTTGTGTGGCACCTTCTGTTGAGCGTAGCAGAACAGTTAGACCAATCAGGCAGGTTCGACTTAAGCAATGGTGAAAAATTTTCTCCAGGGGATCTTCCGAACCTACTTAAGAGAGACAATGTAGACCCGAAGACTCTTGTTGGGCTTTATGGGCTTTTTGATTGGCCCGAAACCTAAGCCACCCTCACCGACAGCTGCTCACCCGCCGCACCCATCTGCGCACCGCGGACCTTCTTGCCCGCCTGCAACGCTTCCTTGATGGCGGTCTTGTCCGGCGACGTAGAAACGCGCACGTAGGCCTTCGGTAACGCGGCCTCGTCAATGATCTCAACCGACGCTGCCTTCTTGCCGATGGAGATGGTCGCCTCAGCCAGCGGTACGCGCGGTACGCCGGCTGCTTTCAACAGCTTGAACATCAGACTGCGCATGGCTTCCTTGCGGCGATCGGCCCGCGACTTGCGTGCTTGTAGGTCGGAGATGCGGCCAGCCACGGCCTTGGCCAGGCTATCGGCATCGCGCTCGCCATTGACGAGGCGAGTCAGGACGGCGTGGAAGTTGGTCGCGCCTTCCAGCATGTCGGCGCGTAGCTCTTCGTCGGCCTCGAGCTCCGGATAAGCGGCCAGCATGTCGGCGAAGAGTGCTTCTAGGTTGGCGACGTCGGCGGCTAAGAAGTTGTCGTTAGCTGGTTTGGTCATGCTGCGGCTCCGACTACGCGGTAGCGCGCAACATCGCGGTTATTCCTGCTGCTCCAACGAATCTCATCGCTGTATTCTTCGTATTGCATGCCGTTTTTCAAAACGACCTCAAGCAGGACTTCATCATCGACTGGCTGGTTGCCGCCACTCCATTCGATCCATGCAGAATCGTCCTGCGGCGATCTTCTCTCGCTCATTCTCATCTCCTCAATGTGGTGACGCCATTGGTGTGGCGTAGAGTATGAAGCTAAACCGTTTTTACAAATTTGTCAAGGTTTAAGGGTTCCTAAACTTCATGCCGGTATCTGTGCGGTCAACTAAACCGGAAACCAATTCATGCTAGCAATTGTCTATCTGCTCGCGTTCGTAATTCTTGCAATATTGGTTGCAATTGCACTCCTATTCACGTTTAACTCGCCGAAATCGGGCACTGGAATATCGATTGCAAGGCCCCCAATTATCGAAATGAAAGTGAGAGACTCGGCAATGGACCCCATTATCTTCCTCGGCGCGCTTAGCAGCATCATAACGATCGCCAGCGCGATCAGGGACAATGGCCGCCCTCTCCTGCCTCACGTGGTGAGGATTCGATACGATGAGAAGGCGGAAACACCCGGCACCATCGAGGCCAAGTTGAATGCAGACGACGAGGTGGTGGATAAGGCCATCTCTACTGTGATCGCTATCTCTCATACAGATAGGCTTTTTCTGGACCGCATTCAGGCTAAATGCCTAAAAGCATTTAATGAAGCCATAGAAGACCACGCATTGTCTGACGCTCGCGTCAGTCAAGCTTACGACCACGCTCGTGTTTGCGTCTGCAGCAACATTAAGACCGTGCAAAGGATGCATGGAGGCAGAGTCCCCGACGAGTTCCAAGAACTTTTCGAAAGGTACCGTTGCGACATGTTCTAATCAGAACGGCACGTCATCGTCCATCAATACCCGCCAATCCTCTTCCTCTGGCACGTTGTCATTCACCGGTGACACCCGATTGTCATTCGCAGCACCGACCGCATGGCCCACAACGTCCCAGTATTTCTGGCGCGGCTTAACCGTGATCTCGACGGTGTCGGCCAACTCCGCCTGACGCTCGATCCATTCCAGCACAGACTTGGGAAACGGCATCTTGCCGCCATGCGCGCGCCAGTAGCGGTCGGCCTTGGACTTCGGGAAGCCTTGGTGCTGAGGGCAGATCCACTCATTGATCGCGGTCATGCCGGACATGTAGCTGACCTTTACCGACGGCGGCTTATCGCCCTTCCCTTCGTGGTAGTAGAAACTGCGTGACGTCACTGTGCGAGGTTCTGGTTCTGCCGTCGACATGATCGGCGTGTCTGCTGCGGTCGCTGTGATCTTCGGGCTGTCATCGATGTCGAACTCATAGCCGCAGCAAGAGCACGTGCGCGCGGAGGCATGCACCTTTTCGCCACAGCCGAAGCGTCCATTCTTGTCCTCGACGTCGAACGGGCACACCTTCACCGGCGCTTCGCCGTCGCCCTTGTTGGGCGTCTTTGGCTGCACCATGTCGACTGGTCCATGCTTGTCGACGAGACCGGCGAAATCCAGCACGAGGCACGAAGGTTTCGGACCAGCCTTGATCGCCGCTATGCGCTCTTCAGGCGTCTCAAGAGGCATGCCGGACGCGTATATGACGCGAGTGCCGCGGCCCATCATTTGCACATAGAGCGATACCGACAACGTCGGACGCAATGCCGCGATCAGGTCGACGCCCTTGTGATTGAAGCCGGTAGTGAGGACCGAGTTGTTGGTGAGCGCACGGATCTTGTAGGACTTGAAGTCCTCGATGATGCGCCGGCGCTCATCCTTCGGGGTTTCGCCGCTGATCATTTCGCATGATATGCCCCGCGATCGGATCTCATCACGCACGTGCTCGGCGTGCTCAACTCCCGAACAAAAGCAGAGCCACGACTTGCGGTCGGCGCCTTTCGCAACGATTTCATCAACGGCGGAGCGCGTGACGTCCATCTTGTCCACGGCAGCCTGCAATGCTGACTGCTTGTAATCGCCTCCGTGCCTGCCGACGCCTTTCATGTCGAAGGTGGTTGCCGTTGCCTTGGACGAAAGTGGCGCGAGATAACCGTCGCTGACACCGTCGGCGATGCCGTAGGTGTAGACGATCTGGTCGAAGAGCCGATCGTCGCCTTCGTCCAGCCGACCTGTGTCCAGCCGGTAAGGCGTGGCGGTGAGCCCCAGGATCTTCATGTCTGGATTGATCGCGCGCAACGCCGCTATGAAGCGGCCGTACATTGTGTTGCTGCTGGCGGGGATCAGATGGCACTCGTCCACCATCAGCACGTCGATATGCCCGATGAGCTCAGCTTTGCTGTGCACGGTCTGGATTCCCGCAAAGATGATCTGGCTACGCGCGTCACGGCGACCCAGGCCGGCGGAGAAAATGCCAGCGGGCGCAAACGGCCAAATGCCGAGCAACTCAAGATAATTCTGCTCGATCAGTTCGGCGACATGGGTAGCCACGAGGATCCGCATGTCCGGCCAGCCCTCGACCAGCCTCTTGATGAGGGAAGCCATCAGAAGGGACTTGCCGCATCCTGTTGCGAGATCGACAAGAGGATTGCCAGCCGTCGTTGACCAATAATCGAAAACGGCGTTTTCTGCCTCTTCCTGGTAGTGGCGAAGTTGGAGCATACGAAATTCCAGACCTTGAGATAAACGATTGGATTGCAGGGTTATCTGCGCTCGCCGCTATTCTCGCGGCTGCTTTTGCTTTTTCGTCGGCCCGCCAAGCCAAAAGACAAGCGGACGCGGTTCTCGGAGACGTAGAGCCTGTATTCAGCGCGTATCAGATGCCAGACGACGGAGTGAATTACCGCCACAGGGCTGCAATTGAGATAGTCAATCACAACAGGCTTCCTCTCTATGTGCTGAGTATTAGCCTCGAATTCCCTGACTGGGTGGTCGTCCACCGCGGCGCTGAGGAGGTTCGCGGTCTCGTTGCCGCGCTATACGGCGACATTATCGAAAAAAGGCGGGAGCACGTTTTTGATGTTCCCTTTCGACTTGCGGGGCGCTTTTCCAGTGATATGCCAGCCGTTTCCACAAGCATTTTCAACGTGAACTTCATCGACCAAGATAAGCAAGGCGGATTCCATCTCGGATTTAGGATAAGTTACCGGATGCACGGATCGAAGGATGTTCGCATTGCTTTCGCCTCGACCGGCTTCGACGTCTTGGACTAACCCGCCTCCCGCAGCAGCCCAAGCACCCTCGCCCGCTGCTTGATGACGATTTGGCGCACGCGCTCTTTGGTAAGGCCATGGTCATTCCCAATGGCCTCCAGCGTCTCACCCATTGCCCTACGCATCAGCATCGTGCCATTGCGGCCTTCCAGAAGAGAGACTACGCGCGACAAGTCGGTGCCCTCCTCCTGATGCGGATCGGTTGAGCCCGGCAGTTCTTCAAAGGCCGAGAGACTGCAGACTTCGGCAGAGCGCGACTTGGTGGAGTTGGTGCGAACGAACTCCTGCGCTGTCCCCCGAACGCAGAGGACGGCCCACGTCCAGAAGGTCTCAAGGCGGCATTCGCGATGCCGGCGCAACATGACGACCATCGCCGACTGAAACAGTTCATCGGCGGCGTCTTCGTTCTTCGTGATCTTTCGCGCCAGTCTCCGCAAGGCCGGCTCGTAAGCCAACAGCTTGCGGTCGAACTCGGGACTGCGCGGGTTGTTATCATTCGCCGCAATAGGTGGCATCGTGGTCTCCTCATGTGGTGGTTCAGGCGTTGGTGGCACCAGATTTCTCTTTGTGGATATTGATCCGTTGAGCGTTTAAACGCCCTTGGGTTGTGCTAGCGTCCCAGCAAAGTGAGGGACCCATGAAAGAAGAAGAGAGCTTTTCGAACGCACTGCTGATAGCGACATCGGCGATTTACATTGCAGTCGTCGCCGCGACATTTGCGGGGTTGATGGTCACCAAAGCTACAGCTGGCCTAGCTATTTACGCATGGGCGAAAGACTTCGGATCCATTATTGCGGGTCTTCCAGTTATCATTGCGGTGGTGGTAGCAAAGCAGCAGCTAGATGCCAGCAGAGTTCAGCACGAGGCCGCGATAAAACTGCAATTCAAAGACGAATTAGAGGGTCTTCAAACAGCGGCGGAGGTTGCGTCGTCATTTAGAACTCCTAAGGTTTTTCGATCATTCCTTTTCTCATCCAGAAAAAAAATTACGGACAGTGAGGTCGAGTCTGTGTCCAAATCAGGTAGTCCTGAGGTGGTCAAGGCATTTGCAGATCTAAAAGCAGTTGTTAATGATGGGGCAAAGTTAGCTAGACCAAAGAATCTTGCGACTTTCATATCGGGCGTCTCACAGCCCTTCGACGATGATGAAACGGTGGCCGCCAAAGCAGTGCTTAGCGCTGTAGACAATAGAAAGAAATTCCTTCGTCAATTCCTGCCGAACCTAGTTTGACGCACCATCAATCCATGTCGTGCCGTCTCGCAGCACATATGTGATCGTCTCGGCTTCCTCGTCGCAATCTGTTTGCTCCCCAGGGACTAAAGCCGGGATCGTCAGATGCGTAGGGCAGCCTTCCTTTTGCTCGTCGAACGAGATCGGCTTTGCCCAACGCGCGCAGGACCAATGACCGTCACCGCCCATCTCCGGAGATGAGTGGATACAGGAGCGGCACGTGACGCGGGGCCATGCGCCCTCCTTGCAGGCAGGCTTGTGCTTGCAGAAGGTGCATTCGAACCAGTCTGGGGCTTCGTTGATACGTGACGGCGGCTCCGGCGAGTTGATGATGCGTTCTAACCGCGCCAGCAGGCGCAGGCAGAACTCAGGATCGTATTCGATGCGTTCAGCGTAGAGCGTGTCGTCATCCTTGCAACTGACGAGGTAGAGGCATCGTGACAGGCCGAAGGCGTGCATTCCCAGCTGGCACTGGCCGTAGTGGAGCGGCTTGGCTTCCTTGCAGCCCTTCTTGACGATCTCCTTCATGCCCTTGGCGTTGCTCGACTTGAATTCGAGCAGATGCTCAGTCTTTGGCGCCTCAACGACGCCCATCGCCTTGCCGTCGCACTTACCGCGGACGTGGCCCTGCACCAGCCTGATCTTGTCTTGCTGGCCGTAGACATCGACGCCGATACGTTCGAGGTCGGCAACGAGCCTGTCTTCTTCGATGTTGCCGGTTTCGAAAAGTCGCAGCTGGCGGCCATGGTGCTTTTCGAGTGGCGATGCCCAACGGAAGGCGTACCAGAGAGCGCGATCGCATGGATTGTTCGCCTCGCCGACGGATATGCCGAGGCTATCCCATGACGAGGCCGCAGCTTCGTAGGCGGCGTAGATCGCTCTGACAGTGCTGGATTCTGCGCGGGGTAATGGGGCCAAGGTTAGAAGACCTCTTTGTTGATGATGTCTTCGGCCTTGGCATCACGCCAATGTGTCGTTTCGCCTTCGTCGTAATATCCGCTGCCATTCAAGTCGTGGCAGTAGTATCGAATGAATTCCACTTGCAGGATCAGCTTGCCACGCCAGTTTGTTCGGTAACGCGTGCGTCCGGTGAGCTTCATAAATCCATCTCCTTCGTAAACAGGCAGCGGGCTGGCTTGTCAGGATCCTGCGTGAAAGCCAGACACCAAGGCATGCCACCGCGGCGCACCCAGTCGTCAGGCTGGCCGCCCCATAAGGCTTGCGACCGGATGACACAGACGCCGGGAACGTTGCTGCCAAACTCGTCTTCCCAGTTCTCGCCTTCATCGCTGCGACAGTGGCGGCACCAGTTGCGCTCGAAATCCTCGCCTTCGGTGGAGTTGGCGGGCCTCCAAAGCCCGCCGTTCTGGTTCTCGGCGCCCATCAGACCCTCATAGGCATGCAAACGAGCGTAAGCCCCTCAAAGCCATCCGACGTGATCAGCCCCGGCGTGCCGCCATCCTGCAAGGCCAGCTTGACCGGCCCAGACGGCAACACGTTCAGCACGTCGCGGACATAGGCGGCGTTGAAACCGATATCCATTGGCTCGCCGCTATATTCCGCCTCGACTTCGTCATTCGCCGACGCCTCGCCTGCGGCCACAGCAAGTGCGATACTGCCAGGTGCGATGCTGAACTTCACGGCGCGCCCACGTTCAGACGAAACCGTCGACACGCGGTCGGATGCCTTCATCAGCGCATCGCGATCGACCGTAACGACACGCTCGTTGTTCTTGGGGATAACGCGCTCGTAGTCAGGGAACGTGCCGTCGATCAGCTTCGACGTAATGCGCACGTCATCCGACACGATGCGTATTTTCTGTTGGCTTACCGCAACCTGCACCTTGCCCTTTGGAAGCAGGCTGACGGTCTTGCGCGGCACAATAATGCCCTCGAAGGCAGGCAGATCAGGGCCGTAGTGACGGCCCAGACGATGGCCATCGGTGGCTACGGCTTCCGACTTGCCACCGCCCTTGAAGAACACGCCGTTCAGATAATAGCGGGTTTCCTCGGTCGAAATGGCGAACGACACTGGCGCGAACAATCCTGCCAGATCGATCTCGAATTCAGCGTCGAACTTGTCGTCGCCGAGCGTTGGGAAGTCACCTGCTGACAGCGTGGCAAGAGAAAAGCGCGACCGTCCGGACTTCACCAGAAGCTTGTCACCATCCAGTGTCATGGTGATGTCGCCGGTTGCCTTGCGTGCGATGTCGTTGAGCAGCTTCGCGCTGACGCAGATGTTGCCTGGCTTGCCGACCTCAGCAGGCACGCCTGCGGTGGCGATAATGTCGAGGTCAGTTGCGGTGATCGCAAGGCCCTCACCTGCGGCCGCAACTTGCACGCTCGACAGGATGGGAATGGTGGATCTTGCCTCGACGACCTTCGTTGTGGCCGCAAGCGCACGCGTCAGGTCTTCCTTGTGGATGACAAGGTGCATGGATGTCTCCTCGGTGATTTGTGGTGGTGCCTGCCGTGGTGAGCGGCAGGCGTGGTCTGTGGTGGTTAGGCTGCGAAAGAAAACGGCGACCGCTTCTTGGGCGGCTCGTAGCCAATCGGATATCCGCAGCCATCCTCACCTTCATCGTACCGGTTCTCGTCGAACTGCTCGCCCTTCAGCTCAGCGATTTTCTTGAACAGACCAATCGCACTGCCCGGCTGCTCTTCGTTGTCGTTTGCGACCCACGCATCCTTGCCTTCTTCATCAACGGTCAACGCCGAGATTGCGGCATCGATCGAGTAAGGAGTGCCTTCCGTGCCGAGAACGACCTTCTCGCCATAAGCGCCGCCGATCTGATCTTTGAGTTCCTCCCAGGTGTCGATCTTCACCTTACGGCCAGCCAGCGCGATCTTGAGGATATCCCCCTTGCCGATCGTGTAACCGCGATCCTGATACTTGAGGACGCGTGTCGCTGACGCCAGTGGATAGCGAGTGCCAGGATGGAATCGCAGAAAGCGTTGAGAGTTGTGTTTCAGGAAGTCGTCGTGGAACGAGAATTCGTCAGTGTCGAAATCCAGTGCGCCCATCACGACGGTGAAGTCGAAAGCGTCAAAGATGTCCTGCGCTGTCGGGAAGAAATCGAAGTGCATGAACTGGATGGGAGTGCCGCCATTGTCTGTAAATGTCACGGCGCGCTTTGTCGTGGATACGCACCAGAAGCCATTCTCGTATGCGTCCGCGACAGCATATTCGAAGGCCTCACGGCTCTTGAAGTAGACGTCGACGTCGTTGATGTCTCGATTGGTGAATACGCTCGTCACCGCTCCGCCGGCAGCGAATGCCCCGGGGATCGGGTAGCATTTCTCCGTGATCTTTCTGGCTTCCGCCTTATAGTTCGTCATGAAAATCTCCTCTTATGGTGAAGTAGCGGGCCGCTGGTGAGGCAGCCCGCGTCGATGGTTACTTGCTGCCCCAGGGCCGGCGCGTCGTGCCTGAGGCCGCAGCGGCAGGCTTGTTGTCATTGCTGGCGGCAGTGCGGCGGTTGTCGTTGGCTGCGACTGGCTGTGGTGCGGGCTGGTTGACGTCGACAGCCGGGGCTGGGACGTTTCCTTCATCTTCGAAGAAGTAGCGCTTAATCTCGGCGCGCGCTGGGTAGCCGTTCTGCGCCTTGCCAAGGCCGATCTTGGCAGTGAACGCCAGGAAGTGGAGCTCTTCACTGTCCTCGACCGCAGAAACACCAACGGCGCGGCAAAGGCTGGCGAACTGCTTCTGCCCGATCTCCTGGGCTTGCGGGTTGGAGTTTTCGAGATTGTAGGTCGTGAAGAGCTTGCGGCCCTTCAGGCTTTCAGGCTCGATAACAACCATAGTCGTCTTGAGGATGGTGCCGTTGCCCGCCTTCGTCGGGCCGACGTCACTCGCCTCGATCTCGAGCTTGTAAATGCCGTTTGGAAGTTCGGCATAGTCGTTCTGCTGTGTGTCATGTGCGGTCGCATCAAATCTTTGACCAAGTCCTGCCATGCGTAGTCTCCTTCAGTGGTGGTGTGGTGGTGGTTAGAGAAGTCGCCCTTGCTCGCGAGCGAAGTCTAATGGGTGCTTTGCTGCCTTCCTAAGATTGCAGCGAGGGCAAAGTATCTGGAGGTTCTCTTTGCCGTTTGATCCTCCACGCGAGAGCGGCATTATGTGGTCAACATGCCGCTCTGTGGTTTTGCGAACCGACGCGCCACATTCTGCGCATCGGTATTTCTGTCGTCGCAGTATTTCCGCTACGTCTTCTTTCGTATGTTGCCCGGAACTCCCTCGACGCAGAGCTCTACGATTTCGGTCTGAAACAAGCCTGATCTCCTGCGCGCGTTCAGGGTTAGCCTCTACCCACCTCCTGGCTCGTCGAACGTTGTTCGCTGAGACTTCCGGCTTGGCGTTGGACCTTCTTGCATACTCACGTTTTAGGTCAGGATTGTTCTGCGCCCACTTCCTCAAGCTGGTGATCCTGCTTTCGCGCTCCTTTTCAGGATTTGATGCAGCCCACTTCCTTCGATGTTCTCGCTGGCAATCAGCGCATTGACCGGTGCTGGCGTAACGGCGAGCTACATGGCCTTTCTTACAAGGGAGGCCCGTGAAGAAATGCCTTGCACCTATCTCCCTCGCCTTCTCCTTTGAAGCAGGAAGATTGTCGTTGGCCACATCGAGCATCAGACACCGGTGGGCGCCGGAAAGTACTTCGAGAGCTCGACGTACCCGTTGCCTTTTTTGTAGGGGATCGAATCCGGCATGCTGTATCGATTTTTCGAATTGAAGCCCGCGCCCTCGACGAGGTGGATCTGACGTTCCTTGCCGCCTTCAGCATGAGCGACCTTCGTCTGGCGTGCGACCTCCTTCTCCTTGATGGAGATGCGGTAGTTCATGAAGGCGACGATATCCGACTTCTCGCGAACAAGGGCGTTGGCGCGCTTGTGCAGCTTCGGCTGATACCGGCTGTACGGGTCTGTGACAGGGCTGTCGAACCGGACGATTTCAGGATGGGCCAGCATCACAACGCAAATACCTCGCCGAGTAAGGGCGGAAACTGCCGCCATAAGCTCGTTCCATTCTGTATCGGTTTCAATGTAGCCACGACCGTAGCCAGGCTCCTCGATCGAGGCGACGCCGATGCGGCGGCAGGTTGCGCCCCATACAAGCGGCTCGAGGCCATCAAGGCTATCGAGAATAACCGTCTTGCGGTCGTGCTCCTCAGTGAGCAGTTCGCCGAAGACGTCGAGCAGCTCGTCGAAGCTCTCGATGGTGCCGGGCGTGACGAGTTCAACGTCAGACGGTGTGCGCTCGCCTTCTGTCGGTAGATAGAGCGCGTCAGGGAATTCGGCGGCAAGGCTGGTTTTGCCGATACCGTCGACGCCATAGAGCAAGATGACCGGTGGGTCCGCTCTCTTCGTCGACTTCAGGGACGAAAGTGAAATAGCCATAAGGCCTCCTCAGTGTGGTGGTGCAGTGAAAATGATGGCGGCGATGTAGGCGGCGGCTGCAAAGACAATGAGCCACCGCCAATGAGTGATCAGCGCGCGAACAGACGGCAAAACAGCCACCAGAAGGAGCCAAGCACGACAATCGCAACGACTGCGAACGGAAACAGCGTAATCAGGCCTATGGCCGCTGCTGCTGTAACGGCGGCGATTGCACCGCGCTTCAGGCCACGACGAACGTATTTGCGCGGCGTTGGCGTGACCGGCACGTGATCGAGCGGTGGTGCGGTGATGGATTCGGTGTACCAGGGGGACGTCATCAGAACGCTCCCAACCAAACACCTACGCCGTGGATGATGCCGACAGGTGCGACGACGCAGCCAAAGGCCAGCAGGATCCACGCACTTGCCTGAATACAGACATAGACGTGCGTCACCCAAGCGGCGACCGCGGCGACAACAGCGCTGAGCGGCACGAGCGTGATCAGCGTCGCGCCGAGGATTGCGAAAGCATCCTTCATAAAGGTCTCCTCAATGATGTGGTGAAGTGCGGCTGGTTGGTAGCCAGCCGCTAGCGCTGGTTAGGCTGCTTGCTCGAAAGCCTCGACAGCCCGCTTTGCTGATAGAAGGTCAAGACCCGCAACAGCCCGCAATTCCTTGATCGCGTCGATCTTGAGGCCCAGTGCAGCCATATTCTGCCACTTGTGGTCATAGACCGGCGCGGCTTCTTCATGCGTCGCCGTCAGCGTGAACACGCCGAACTTCTTGCCCTTGTATTTCGCGGCAAGGCGAGTGGCTTCCTTGTGCGCTGCGACTTCGGAGGTATGGACATGCGGTGTCGAAGATGGCTTGGGCTGGCCGCTTTCGATCAGGGCGACGATGGCGGTGGTGGTGGGAGTGGTGAGCTCGAAGAACTTGGACAGCCAGCCGTTCTCGGTCGATCCGCCATCATCGCGCTTGACCTTCACGCTCTCGTATTCGCGCCCAAAGTGATCGGCGGCCACGACATATTCCTTTCCGGCAGTGAATTGTCCAGGATAGCTCTCAAGGCATTTCACCCGATCGCCAACCTTGAACTTCGGCTTGGCGTTGTCATTGCTGGGCTTCGCCACAGGCTCGTCGATCCATTCAGCGATGAGTGGCGGAACGTCATATTCGCTGGTGCCGTCGTCGCGCCAGATGTCGCCGCCTTTAGTGAATACGCTGCTGCCGCCTTGCTGCTCCCACGGATGCTCAACTGTCTGCGACCACCGTGACATCGGCCCGACCTTCCGGCCATCGCGGGTCTTGTAGAAGCGACCAGCCTCGATCTTGAGGGTGGCGGGCTGTTCTGGCGTTGCGGGGGCGAGGATCGGTTCGAGCTCATCAGCGCGCCAAACATAGCCACCCGCGTTGTCTCCACCCCATGTCTGCACACCGTTCCCTACCTTGTAGGCCTCTTTGGTCACAGTGAACTCAAGACCAATGGCTGCGGACTTGTGTTGAAGTTCGGCCCGCGCAACCCGCACCCGCTCGCCGACGCGCGGCTGCCAGGGTTCGAAGCGCTTGGCAAACATCGCGGCGTCACCGCAATATATGAGGTCTTTGCGCACAGCGCTGACTTGGCAAACGTCGTCCTTCTTATAGTCCATCGGCGCACCGCGATTGTCTATGACGCGAACCCAGTCACCAACCTTAAATCTCTGCTCACCCATCACGCTGCTCCTTCCGTGTTTGTCTCGGCGGTCATCGCGCGCCGTTGTGTGAAGTCGACCTTGACGACGTTCGTGTCGTCGTCCTCTTTTGCAGGCGGCTCGCCATCCGGATCGTGCTCGATCTCAAAGCCGTGCCACCAGATCGTTGTCGCGCCGTCAGCAAGGCGCACCTGATACTCACTGCCCCAGTTGCGGTCGCCGATAACGACGCCGGTAAGATGAGGGTTTTGCCGGTTGCGGACCGGATCGCCGAAATTGAAGAAATCGCAGTCGCAGGTCATTCGAGACCCTCCGGCTTGATCATCCGTGGATATGCGAAAGGATGAGCGCAATTGTCGTCAGGGATAATGATTACAAACATATCGTCACCAAGAGTGCTGATACCTGGCATGCCGCCGTTCTCAGCGACGATGTGCTCGCGCTGGATGGTGAAAACGTCAGCCGTCGGAAAGACCCCGCGGCCTTCGTATTTCCACTTCCCGCTCTCCTTGAAATACAGGTACGTGCAGTCCTCTTGCCGGGTCATGCCGCCACCCCACGCAGAGCATACTCATTGACTGCCTGCCCGGCCTGCAAGTCAGCATCGTCGATGTTGTCGTTCGCAGCGACGCGCGGCAGCGAAACTGGCATGTGGCCGGATAGCGTAGAGCAACCGCCGTTGTGCGGCGCCAAGTGCGTCACGCGGTCGGGATTGTTGTCGTTGGCCGGGATGAAGGTGCGCTGCTTCTGCAGGCCGTATGTGCGCCGCAGCCGCTGGTATGCGGCCATTGGCTTGACGTTGTGTCTGGCGGCAATATCTGCGACGCTCTCGCCGTTCTCACGGCGCGCGTGCATATCCGCCAGCATAGTGCTGGTGATAAGCGTCATGTCGTCTCCTCTGAGTGGTGGTCGCCTTGTGGTTGACAAAGCGACAGGGTTATGAAACTAAACTATTTTTACAAATTTGTCAAGATTTCACCAAGGTGGATGGATGCCTGAAGTTAAGTCGCGCCTCCTGCAATCGATACTGAAAGAACAGAAGCGGAGAGCCGTAAAGGATCGCGCTGTGTACGAAGAGCTAGGCGTGCCTCAGCAGACCTACAGCACCTGGAAGGCTGGCGTCATTCCAAGACCTAGGCAATTCCCGGCGATTGCCGCCTTCCTGGGTGTCTCCGAAGATGACGTGGCAGAGATGGCTCGCGAGGCGGCAGAAACCGCTCCTTCCATCACGCCTATAACGGTTGCCCGCACCTACGGCAAAATCTCCGACCGCAAGGCTGGCAAGTTCAAGTTCGAGCCCATCAACGACGGCCGCAAACGCATTCCCGAAGGCCGTTACGCCATCGTCATCGACACGAAGGTGATGGAGCCAGTCTTCCACGTTGGCGTGAAAGCTTGGCTCGACCCTTCCCGCTGGCCCGCCCTTGGTGACGACGTGCTTGCGCATTCGGGTGGGTTTGCTTGGATCGGGCGATTCGAAGGCATGAGCAACGGCGCTGTTCAACTGGGCCGCTACGATGGTTCGCAGCTTGAGGTGAAAAACGTGGAAGCTGTTCATGTCATCGTCCTTTCGGAGCGGGTGGTTACGGCGTAGCGGGTTGGTTGCGTTATAAGGCATTAGGTGAAACCTTATAGCGCTTGACAATTCCTACAAATTTGTGTAGGAATTGTCTGTCCGATGTGGTGTCGGATATGGAACACGCGCTTTGATCCCGCCTCACGGCGAAGGTCTCCTCGGCGTGTTAGTACGGAGAAGGGGCGGAGTTACGGGTGGTGCCGGCTCATTACGCCCCTTTTCGTTTTATGCTGCATGCACGACAACGCCGGCAGAGCTTCATGCTCCACCGGCGCTAAGTTTTCGAAGTCATTATTTGCGGTCTTTCTCATAGTCGTCTCCCCTTCTGGCATTATTGATTTTGTTATCGCCAGTTGGTTTCTGGCGCTTACGGCGGCCCGGTCACTGGCCGCCATCTTCTTCTGCGCTCGGGCGCCTCATGCACCCATCTTCTTCTCGCGGTCATCGCTTGGGTCGTTGACCGTCTTCTTTCGGAGTCTTTCATCACGCGCATTTCCCTTTCATTTGCAGTTTCGTCTTTCGGGTCTTTTGCCCTGCCGGCTTCTGTTTGGCCGCTGTTGATTTTGGTTCTACCGCTTTACCGGTTTAGTGTCAACTCTAAACCGGTTTTATTTTTCGAAATTTTTCCGTTATACCGGTACGCATGGCAAAGCTGAGTGACATCATAAGGTCTAAGCGCAAGGAAATGGGCTTAACGCAGAAGGCGTTCGGCAACCTTTTTGGTGCGCAGCAGACCACCGTCTCCGATTGGGAGAAGGGTAAAATATCGATGATGCGCAACTGGCAGAAGCTCGCTGTGTCTCTTGGCCTGCGCGAATCGGAATTTCTCGACCTTATGGCCGAGGCAACGACAGAATCAGAAAAGACAGAGCGGATGATCCCTGCTCTGCGTCAGGCAACCGCGCCTCAAATCAGTACTGGTAGCATTATTGCCGCTCCTAAACCGCCGTCCGGGGAGCGTGACGTGCCCGTGCTGGGCAGGTCAAAAGGAGGGTCAGACGGTGAGTTTGAGTTTAATGGGCAGGTCATGGGCTGGGAGTGGAGGCCGCCACACCTGGCGGGAGTCGTTGAGGCTTACGCGACGTATGTCGACGGCGAAAGCATGTACCCGAGGTATAAGCCGGGCGAAACGGTCTGGACAAATCCACCCAAGCCAATAGCGCGTGGCGACGATATCATCGTGCAGCTAGCTCCAAATGAAGAGGATGGCGTTCCTCGCGGCTTCATCAAAGAGTTTGTGCGGTGGGAGCCAAGCTTTCTGGTCGTGTGCCAGTTCAATCCTCCGATGGAAATCAAATATCCTCGCGATGACGTCGTCTCGATCCACAAAATCGACTACGCACAGAAATAACGCTTTACCGTTTTAACGGTTGACGACGCACCGGTATCGTTCTATATCTTCTCTTGTACCCAGCAAACCAAGCTGGCCACCACAAGAGGAGATACACCATGTACAGACCACGTCCCGAAGAGTTTGACGATATCGCCGTTGCCGCCCAGTCCGACGAGCCAATGAAGCGCCCGGACCACAAGGCCAAGAAGCACGGCAAGCCCAAGACGAAATATGAATACATGCGCCGCTTCCCCAAGAAGCCGCGCAACGGCGAGGAAGTCGGCGGCGGCCACTTCGTATTCCGCCGTGGCGACAGCACTGGACGCATTCGTCCCTGCATGTGGCCCTTCGAACACCCCTCCTATGATTCTGCGCTGGTCGAAGCCGCGCGCCTGCACAAAGAGCATGGCGGCATCTTTGAAGTCTTCGTTCGCGTCGGCAGCGTCGAGGCGCTTGAGGCCGGCGAATGAGCGTGGCAGCGGCGCCCGCGCCGACCACCGTTCAGCAGATCATTCTCTCGCATCACGCCGACCTGATGAAGGACATCGCCGGTTTTCTGGCGCTGTCGCTCTTCATCGCGGCTCTGCTCATCTGGGCTTACTGAGATGTCGACCGCTGTTAAGCCGCCCTTCATGGGCGAAGCGATGCAGGAGTTCGTCTTCTGCATCGAGAAGTACGGCGAATACACTTTCGACAACGACCATCGCGCTCGTCTGATTGCCGAAAGCAAATCATTTGAAGAGTTGCGCGCCCTTCTCTCAGCTTTCGAAAACCTGGTCGACGGCGAGGCTAAGGAAGAGACGTTGGGCGATCTCGCTCGCCACCTTGGCACTCCAGTACCTCGGCTAGATCGCATGATGCGCTGGCCGTGGGACGAAGAATTCGAGCCAAACTGAAACACCACCCACCACCACACCACATCGAGGAGACAATCATGTCCAGAAGACGCGACACTACCTACACCCCTGCCCCGTATGCCGGCGACGGTCTTGAAGTCGTAGCCAACATTTCATCTGAAACCGCACCGACTACCATTCTCGTGGCGGTCGCCAAATGGCACGAGCGCAGGAAGGACGGTCGTAATCGCGTCATCGCTTCAAGCTTCGTGCTCTCGTCGCGGCGAATGATAATGGGAGGAGAAGATGAGGACGACAGACATATTCGTGGTGGGGATTCACCGAAGGAATCGCCTGATTTCCTCGCAGACAACTGCCCGACTAGCCCACCTGCGGGTCTAAAAACCGAAGTTTTATTTTGCATAGCACTAAAGGCGCCCCAGCGCCGGGAATGAAGTAGCCAGTCTCTCCAGCTATGCCCAACAATTTCCCTCTGATCACGGTCGTGGGAGCTCCTCCCTTGCCGCCACCGGACAACTTACGGCCCTTGCGAGTTTCGAAGTGGAGGTAATCTACGACAGCGCCGTGATTTATAAGGACCATTGAAATGTAATCATCGGAGTCAATATAGAGGTCTTTAGTCAATGAGCCACCATCTCCACCAAATCCTTGGTCGTTGATGATGATTTTGTCGATAAACGAGCCAACCCGCATGGAGAGCTTACTGAAACCAGTTTGCTCGGGGAACGGCGTTCCTTTGTTCTTGCCCAACTCAAAGACATACTCAGCCATTCGCTTGCTCCCCCATTGGAAATGCAAGTGTTGTCCGAATTTCTTTATTCTGTCCAGACCGGAGGTATCAATTGTGTGAGTTTGAAAACATCGCAGTACTACATGGAATTCTTCGGCTACACCTCTCTGGGCCGTGCGCTTTCGAAAAATGTTCGTCGTCTGTCAGCATTGCATTTGCCGCCAGGGAGAGGCGAACATGACAGGCACTACGAACGCGCCATCCAAATCTAAGGCTGCAGCCAATGACAACCCTCCTCGCCTCATCGGCCGCAAGGAGGCTGCAGAATATCTTGGCATAGCCGAGTCCACGTTCTCGATGTGGGTGGCCACTCTCAAGATGCCGCAGCCGATCGCCGGCACCAGAAGATGGGACAAAAAGGCGATCGATGCTCGCCTTGACGAACTGAGCGGCTTGTCAGCCAATGACAACGAAGACCCATATGAGAAATGGATGAGGGAAAATGCGAGTTAAGCTCAAAGGGCTGATGAAGGTCAAAAAGACCCTCGCGAGCGGCAAGACCATCTATTACTGCTACGCTTGGCGCGGCGGTCCGCTTCTCAAAACAAAGAGCGGCGAGCCAATGCAGCCGGGCGATCCCATGTTGATCAAGGCGTTTTCGGACGCGACGAAAGATCGCCACGTTGACCCGAGCGAAACGTTGGGAGCCCTCATCACCGAATACAGGGCGTCGACCGAGTTCTTATCGAAAGCCGACAAGACACGCCGCGAATATGACCGGTACCTCGATCTAATTCGAGAGAAGTTCGGCAAGGCACCATTCTTCATGCTCCAGGATCCGCGCTACCGAGGCGAGCTCAAGAAGTGGCGCGACAGCATGGCGGACAAGCCTCGCACAGCGGATTATGCGTGGACCACCCTTGCCCGCATACTTTCTTTCGGCAAGGACCGCGGCAAGCTGTCAGTGAACATTGCTGAGAAAGGCGGCCGCCTCTATTCCGCCGACCGTACCGAAAACATCTGGACAGAAGAGCACTTGCAGAAGCTGTTCGCCGTTGCGACGAAAGAGATAAAGGCTGCAGTTATCTTCGCCCTGTGGACAGGCCAGCGCAAAGGCGACCTGCTGGTTGCCCCATGGAGCGACTACGACGGCAAGACCATCAAGGTGAAGCAGAGCAAGACGGGCGCGCGCGTAAAAATTCCTTGCGGCAACGAACTGAAACAGATTTTGGACGCGATGCCGCGAAGGTCGACGGTGATTCTCACCAACACGAGAAAGAAGATCCCGTGGACGTCGGATGGCTTCGACACATCGTTCCAAAAAACAAAAGCAAAGGCTGGCATCGAGGATCTGACCTTCCACGATCTACGCGGAACTGCGGTCACTCGTCTGGCAATGGCAGGCTGCAACAACAGCCAAATCGCGTCCATCACCGGCCACAGCCTACGCGATGTCGATGCTATCCTTGACGCTCACTATCTGGGTGGACGAGCTGAACTCGCCGAACAAGCCATCGCCAAGCTGGAGGATTATCAGGGCCAAAAGAAGTAGCTTGACGCAACCCTGAATGTAACCGTACTGTAAGGCGACTGAAAAATTTAGTCGCTTTTTCAGTTTGCAGACTTACTGTAAGTCTTTGAAACTCGATGTACGTTATAAGATGCAGTTTGAAATTAAGAGCATTAAAAACATTACATAAAAGACTGACTTTTAATCAGTAGGTCCAGGGTTCGAATCCCTGCGCTCTCACCACCTTCATCAAAGATATCAGTAAGTTAAGACGCATAATGCTCATCGATATGTTCGCTGGCGGTAACGATATGCGCTTG